ATGAACCAGAGCACAAGCCTGCTACGAGACGCCCGCCAGCAAGCGGGCTTAAGCCAGAAGGACCTGCGGGCGCGGCTGGCCGCCTGCGGCGTCCTCGTCAGCCAGCCCACCGTCTCCCACTATGAGACCGGCAAGCGCGCGCCGGGGACGATGGAGGAGATCGTCGCCCTGGCCGAGACCTTGCAGGTCGAGCCGGAGGCGTTGGTGGCCCACTTCGCCGACCAGCGGGCCGGCTACGCACGCGCCGCCTACCTGGAGAAGCTGGTCGCCAATGGGGCGACGGAGGCAGCCGATGACGCCGCCTGAAGACAAGGCCCGCCTGATCCGCGCGCTGACCGGGCTGGCTATCCTGCTGGCAAAGGTGGATTTGGACGATGAACAACAAGTACCGCTCGCGCAAAGTACAAGTCGACGGCATCACATTCGACAGCCAGGCCGAGGCCGACCGCTACGGCGAGTTGCTGATGCTGGCGCGGGCGGGGCAGATCGCGCACCTGCGCACCCGGCCGCGCTGGACGCTACAGCCCGCGTTCAGCGGCCCGGACGGTCGGAAGGTGCGGGCCATCACGTATGAGGCCGACTTCTCGTACCAGGAGGACGGCCGTCTGGTGGTCGAGGACGTGAAGCCGGCCTGGGCAGGCCGCAAGGACGGGGCCTGGCGGGTCTTCCGCCTGAAGGCCAAGCTGTTGCTCTACACCCACGGCATCGACGTGCGGGTGGTGGAGCGCTAGGAGATCAACCCCCATGCCGACCGCGCAGCGCCAGGCCGTCTACGGCCTTATTCGAGGTCTCGTCGGCCAGGCCAACATCATCGCCATCCCGCGGCTGTTCCTCAAGCTGTCGGGGGGCAGCTACGAGCAGGCCGCGTTCCTGGCCCAATGCGTCTACTGGTCGGACTACGCCCAGCAGGACGGCTGGTTCTACAAGACCTACGACCAGTGGGCCGAGGAACTGGCCCTGAGCGAGTACCACATCCGCCAGGCCACGGCCGCTCTCGTGGAGCGGGGCGTGCTGGAGACCGCGCGGCGCATGGTGGCGGGGCGGCCGCTGGTGCACTACCGGATCGACTTCGACGCCCTGCACGAGGCCCTGCTGGCGCTGGTCGATCCCGATTATGAAAAAACCGCATATTCCGAACCTGAGAATTTTTCACCTTCCGAACCTGAAGAAATTTCAGGAACTGAACCTGAAAAAATTGCAGGTTCCATAAGCATTAGAATACAGACAGCAAGAGTACAGACAGCAGAGTCTTCTCTCTCTCCTGACGGAGAGAGAGAGGCTGCCGCCCCACCGCCCTGTACCGGCCCGCCAGCTTTGTCTGGTACCAGGATCGAGCATTGGCCGGAAGGGCTGACCCCCAACCACGTCAAGGCGTTGATCGCCGCGGGGTACAGCCCGGCCACGGTGCGAGACGCCACGGTGCAGGATCTCGTGCGCATCGACGGGATCGGCGAGAAGGCGGTCTTGATCATTACCGGCGTCGACCTGGGCAAGGCGCGCCAGGAGATACCCCCGGCCGTGCGCGCGGTGCAGGCGGTGACGCGCATCTTGCCGCCGCGCCTGTTGTGGCCTAAGATCGCCGAGACCCTGGGCGACGAGGTGGACGCGGAGCGCATGAACGCCGTCTACCAGCGCTGGGTCGCCAAGGGCTACAACCCGCTGAACTACGAGGGCTGGCTGCTGGACTGGTACGTCCACGGCGCGCCCCAAAATGGACCCGCGAAGCTCATCCCCCTCCCACGAAAGGACCCCCATGCACACCCAACCCCGGCCCCCGGAGCCGATCCGGGCGACGTTGACGAGATTAACCGCCGCATTGCCCAGGCCCGCGAGCGCCTCGCCCGCCTTAGCGCCGCTCCTGTCTGAACCCACGTGTGACTTCTGCGGCGGGGCGCAGTGGGTGGTGGCCGACCTGCCCCTGCGCCACCCCGATTTCGGCAAGGCCCAGCCCTGCCCCAAGTGCCTGGCCCCGACGCTGAAGGCCAAGAGGCTGGCAAAGGACTACGGCAAGTTCGGGATCAGCGGCATCCTGACCGGCATGACCTTCCATGCGTTTACAATGAGAAGCGCAGAGGAGATGGGCCATGGGCAGCGGGCGAGTTTAGAGCTTGCCCTGCTGGAGGCGCAGACCTTCGCCGCGGCCCCGCGCGGCTTCCTGTTCCTGACCGGCAGCCCCGGCTGTGGCAAGACGCACCTGGCCGTGGCGATCACCCAGGCCGCGCTGGACCGGGGCGTGCCGGCGCTGTTCGTGGTGGCCCCTGACCTGCTCGACCACCTGCGCGCGGCCTACGACGACGAGAGCGTGCGCTTCGACGACCGCTGGGAGGCCGTGCGCACGGTGGACTTGCTGGCGCTGGACGACTTCGGCGCGCAGTCGGACACGGCGTGGGCGCGCGAGAAGCTCTATCAACTGGTCAACTACCGCGTCAACCACGACCTGCCCACGGTGGTAACGTCCAACTGGACAGAGCGGGAGTTCAGCCAGTACCACGGCCGCATCGCTAGCCGCCTGAAGGCCGCGGTGCATGTCCACATCAGCGCCCCGGATGCGCGCGGGAAGATCGCGAGAGGAGCCTGACTATGTTTCACCCCAACGGACTGACCCCCAAGGAGCTTGTGTTCCTGGCCGAGCTAATTGATCAGGGATCGGACAGCATCGCCCGCCAGGTCTGCGAGGATATGAGCGACCTGGCTTACGACCTATTTGACCCCGACGAGAAGGATCGCCTGGAGCGCGCCTTCCACGACTGGAACGGCGACCCGCAGGACTTCATCCCCGGCTACTTCATGCCCTAAGCCCCTGGCTGGCTGGCCTACTACGCGGCACAGTTTCGGCGGCTGGCCGAGGAGGGCGGCTTGCAGAGCGCCAAAGGAGGATCGCAATGAGCTACACGCTCATATGCCCAAGGTGCCTTGCCCGCCAGGGTGCGCCGGTGGGCGGCAAACTGGTCAGCCAGGAGATTGGTGGGTGCTTGACGTGTCCGAGCTTGGAGGTCGTGCTTGAATTTCGGTGAATTTCGATGTAAGATGTGAGTCCCATTTACGAAGTCAGACTGCATCGATCTGAGCTTAGCTGTATGCTCATTTGAGTGCTTTTTGGGCAACTATCGACGGTTACGCAGGATTCTGGCAAAGATCGATATCCAGTACAATCCGACTAATAAGCCGAATCCAGCTACAGCCGGAATCCAGAACTTCAATTGATCAGCACTTGGACGGATAGACAAAAAACTCACCAGTGAGTATAGATAGCCAACAGTAAATGCGCTCATGAACGCGATTGCCATGATCCGCCATTCTATGAGCTTACTACTCCAGTAAGCGGGATTGACACGCCGAAGGATCACCAGAGTTCCTCCGAATAGTAACGCAGCAATAATAGCTTGTATTAACACTTTCATCACGGTGAAAGTGAAGTATCCTCGAGTCACGAACGATAGAGCATTTGACTCGTTACCGTCGAGAATCGCAATGTCCGAAACACCGACGACCCGCCCAGAACTCTGATAGAGCTCAACATTTGACCATGGGTCGTCTTCGTCCACAAGAATTAGCTGGAACTCAACCCTGTCTCCTGGATTGAGCAGGGATTTCGATAGCTCAAAGGTCCTTGTTGACACTTGAGTTGCATCTAGATCGATACTTCCCGGTTGTTTGCTTGCTATGGCGATTTTAGCTATTTGTCCTGGTTCTCCAATCGAAAGTTGGATTGGTTTAATATAGTCGTCAGGTCGAATCGAACTTCCGCCAGTGTTTTCTAGGGTAAAGAAGAAACTTGATACATTCTGCGCTTTATCTCCGCGGAAATAGACCTCGACCTCCTGATCAAAGTCCCGACTCCATACTACGATCGGGTACTTTCGCGTGAGAACAACAGTGAGTCCTGGTTTCAATTGCGACTTCTGAAAGACATCATATGCGACAACAATCGATATTAGAAGCGCAATCAGAGTTACAAGTACTCCAATAGACTGCCAGGCCGGATCTCTAAAGCGTTGGCGCCACATGTCCGTGTCGATGCGTAGAGTCTTCATGCTACCTCCGGTCTTTATTCACCATGCGCCCACTTTCAAGAGAGACGGGTAACTGATTCATGCGCAACATGCGTAACTTCAAGTGCAACAGCAGCTCCGATACAGAAGATTCCACCTTTCCCAAGAAGCCAAAATGAAGTTCGGCTTCGCTCTTTGGTACGTACTTCTTCAGTGTTGGCATCTTGTTGTCTTCCAGTTGTTAGCTTCCTGCTTGGAGTTATGATCGTAACCAAAGAGGTACATCAGGAGACTTCAATCATCCCACCACACCGTTCTCGCCAGTCTCCTGCTCGAACTGCACCAGCTTGGCGGGGTCGAACTCGTAGTACTCGACGGACTTGCGGGTGACGCCGATCTGGCGTTCCGTCAGCAGGTCGAGCAGTTTGTCGCCGTCGATGAGGGTGATAGGGGCCGCGCCGCGCTCGAAGGCCGCCTCCTGCGCGCCCTTGGAGAACTTGCCAGTGCTGATCACCGTGCCGCGCACTGCGCCGAAACGATGCAGAGAACCGCGCAGTTGGTCCAGAACCGTTCGGTTGAGGCTGCTCCTGTGCCGCTTGACCTGGATCACCTCGCGTACCGAACTGATGCCGAGCTCGATGTGCGCCACCACATCGACGCCTCTATCGTTAGTGGGAGGTTGGATTTGGACATCCTCATAGCCCATTTCCTCTAGCAGGACGCCAATCAAGCCCTGGAACTTGTAAGGGTCCATGTGCGCCAAGTAGTCGGCCAATTGCTCGCGGGCTTCCTGGCGCAACTCCTTGGCGAGCTTGTGGATATCCGAACGGCGGCCGGCGACGACAGGCGGCCCGGGCATCAGGCTGGCGGTGGCGTCCAGATAGCCCAGACCCAGGTCGGTGATCTCGTAAGTCAGCCCGCGCCGGGTCACGTAGCCGCGCTCAACCAGGCTGTTGAGACGGTTGTACAGGTAGCTCTTGATAACATTGTCGCTGCGCGCGGTGGTGTAGGCGTGGCAGAACTCAGTGAAACCAGGCAGGAACTCACCACGCCAGCCAGGTCCCTTTTCAGCCACCTGACGCAGCACCGTAATCGTTCCCTCAATCCCATCAATTTCGGCCACCACTCGGCCAGCAGGCTCAGCGATGAACTGACGGCCGCGGTCGGTAAGGCGCAAGACAGCGCCATCGGCGGCGATCAAGTTGTGCCGTGATGCCAGTGTCCAGGCTCCCCTGGCATAGCGCGGGTTGATGGTGTGTTTCGACTCCCGCCACAGCCGTAGGGCCAGCGCCTCCTGCTCGCCGCTCAACCGTTGCGGGATCCATTGATCAGGGTCGGCCCAATCGACCGTCTCTTGAGGGTTGCCCCGTTGCGTCCAGAGTTCAGCGTACATACCGTGAAACAAGCCCTCGGATACCCCGTCCATGATGGTGATGAAGTGGCGCGCGCTGGCGTTGTCGGGCAAGTGAGGGGTGAGAGAACGGATTGGTTCGCCGGTGGGTGATAGCTCCTGGATGAGATCGTCCACAGGCAGGTCTTCGGGTTGGCTGTCCGCTGGAGCTGCCATCGGTGTCTCGCCGGCCTCGACCCTGGCCTGCTTCTTCAGCAAGTTGATGTAGGCGACCACTTCCTTGGGATCGACTTGTGGGGTGGCCCTGCCCCTCTCGGTCAACGCCCACACGCCGCGCTGGATGTCCTCAGCAAGTCCGTACTTCTTGAGGTAGGTGCGCGCCCAGGCCAGCCGGTACTCCACCTTGGTCATGTTGTGGCGCGGGTCGCGCTCGGCGGCTTCTTCGGGTGGCAGTTGAAGGGCAGCGAGGACGTGTTCTGTCATGGCGGGGATGGCCGCGGTCCCACCCAGGGCGCGCAGGGCGTCCAGCGTGGGTTGTAGAAGCTGATCGACGGTGGGGATAGCCATCAGCGCCTCACGGAAACGAGGATTGACTGGACGGTGCGCCGGGTGAAGATGGGTGCGGTTGGCCCGTCCGCAGTTCCCGGCCCAACGGTGTCTGCTGAAAGCGATTGTACCCGAAATCCGCTCTGGAGGCCATGATCTATATCATGTTTTCCGGCATATTTCGCAAGAACAGCGCAGGCGACCCCGCCCGCAGCGAGCGCGGCGCGCGGGGGTGGGCATGGGGTTGTGATTGCAAGTTCATGGGCTATCCGGCTGCTCCTTCCACTTCTCCAGGTCAAGACCTGCGATGTGCTCCATCATCGTGCGGTGGATGAACATGTAGCCGCCGCCGACGCGCCGCAGGAGGACGCGGTCCACGCAATAGTTCAGGAACGGGACGTAGTTGAGGGGCATGGAGCCGTCGAGGAAGAGGACGAGGCGGAGGGTGTAGTGTTTGATGGCGGTTTCCCAACCGTAAATCAGCCCGCCACTCAGTCCGAAAACCAGCCCACCACTCAGTCCGAACACCAACCCAACACTTCGCACCTCAATCAGCACGTCAATCAGGCCACCAATCAACCCACCAATCAACCCACCAATCAGCCCAAAGACCAGCCCTCCAATCAGTCCGCTGCGTAATAAATGATGGACTGCGCTGTTGGGTCGTGAAGCCCTTGAGTTTCCCTCAAATGCAGCTGATTGGTCAATCAGTACGAAAAACAGTCCACCAATCAACCCGCCAATTAGGCCAAGAATCGCGCCGAAAAGCACTCCGAAAAGCTCGCCGAAAAGCACAACTAAGAGCATGCCGAAAAGCAGCCCACCTGACAGCCCGCTAATCAGCCCGTACATCAGTCCGTAAATCAGCCAGTGAATCAGACCGTCACTTAGCCCGCGCTTTTTGAGCCGGAAGCGAATGTAATAATCGAAATAAATGCTAGTCATCGCGTCTTCACTAAGCCCGAAACTCGTCCCGAGAAACAGCCCGAAAAGCAGCCCGTACATCAGTCCGTAAATCGGCCCGATAATCAACCCGACACTCAGCCCGAAAATCAACCCAAGAATCAGTACGAAAACCAGCACCCACGTAATACGATGCCAAGGTAGGTTGAACCAACTGCGTCCCATGCGCTCGAACAAAAACACAGTCTGAAGGTGGGCAACCATCGTCCATGCCAACCAATGAAGCCATCTGAGCGTCTCACCATTCGGGTAACGCCTGCCAGTCTTGCGGGACCGCGCCAGCATGCTTCGAATGTAGGCGTCGTAGATGTTCGAGCGCACCTCGTAAGGACCCTGTTCCGACGGCAAGGCGCTCCAGTCCAACCGCTCGGCCGCCAGCAGCATGACGTTGAGCATCAGCGGCGTGTCGGCCAACTCCAAGAGCACGTCATCGTCTTGTAACGCTCGCCATAGCCGTTTTGGCTCATCCCCTGTCAAGTCTGCCAGGTAGCCCTTGATCTGCGCCTGCGTCAGCGGTAGCAACATCACCGCATCCAAGCCCTCTACTGCCGCCTCGCCGGCGACAAGCTCCGCGTACTCGTTCTGACGGCAACAGATCACCAGCCAGGGGTCCATGTGCTGCGCGCGGTATTGGTTGATCTTCTTGACAACGCTCGCCCGCTGATCCGCCCTCACCTCGTCCAGGCCGTCGAGCAGCAGGGCCAGTTCGTTGTGGGCAAGCCAGTGACGGGTCACCTTCTCTGGCACCTGATAGTTGCTGCGAAACTCACCCACCAGCCAGTCATCCAGCGATTGCTCATGGTTGATCAACGACGAAAGGTTGAAGACCACCGGGATGGGCGTGCTCTCGTCCTCCCTGGCCCTCTCCAACAGCGATCGCGCCAGGTCGAGCAGCATGGTAGTCTTGCCCGACCCTGGCTCGCCCAGGATCAGCAGCGTATGTCCGGCCTCGTCAAAAAGCTGGACGGTGGGGACGTGCTCCGGCACCGGGCGCTCTGCCCCGCCTGCCCGCCGCAGGCGCACGCTGCCGGGCCGGAGGGCCGCGGGCCGCAAGGTCATGCCCAGGCTCATCAGGACGGCTTGATAGAGTGCCTGCTCAAGATAGCCTTCGATCCAGATGGCCCACACCCGGTCGATCATCCCCTTGCGGTTGCGTGCCTGTTCGACAGGCGTTGGGTGGTACTCCCCAAGCGGCGTGTCAGGTGCCGTACGAGATGCTTTCCCTGTCACGAAACTAAGCAGAAGCGTGATGACGAATAGCAGCGCTTCGTAGTCGGCCTGATCGAAGCACGCAAAGGCCGCAGACAAGTCGCCGCTGCCTACGTAGTCCAGTAAGCCGCACGCGATGGCTGGCCGCAACCCGCGCACGACCCAGAGGATCCCGAACACGACCGTCAAGCCTGTGAGGACCAGGCTTGCCAGCCATAGGAGCCGCTTCTGGGACAGCCGTCGCATCGGAGACTACCGCCTTGTCGATCAGGGATGGTCGGCCAGAGCGCCAAACCCCGTCAATCCGCTCAACAATAACGAGAAGCATTATACCCGCAAACCGCATTGCGCCAAGCAGCGCAAGCGCCCGCCGCAAACAAGCCACCCATCTTGACTCTCTGCCTTCTGCGGTGTGGTTGCCGCTCTTCGTCTTCCGCTTCCGGACCGTTTGACAGTCCGTGGAGCGGAGAGTAGAATGATTGACACTGAGGAAGATGTGGTTGCGTCAACCATGACTTAAGGAATTCGCCTGCCCTTGGGCAAACTCGACCTCTGGGCATGACACTCCTCAAGCAGGCATTGACGCGGCGCTGAACGATGCAATCTCGGACAGTTTTCCAACGGCGGTCATAGAAAGGCAAGCTGCATATGCTGTCACCAATATGTAAGGTCTGCGGAAAGGATCTTCCGGACTGGCAAGCGAACATCATGGTGGACAATCAGGCGTTCACCTTCGAAAAAGCCATCATGCGGCTCGAAGTGGTCTGCAAGCCTTGTACTCGCGCAATGAAAGGAACCCCTGCTGCCTCCAGGTATCACAATCTCTGGGAATTGATTTGGGTTCGTGACCGCTTCGTACATCTTCTTGGGCGGGTGCTATTTGATCAGTCGTCGGAGTCGACCAGAAAATGGTCAGATGAAGCCCTGGATGATTTCTATCAGTTGGCTATGCTGAGGTTTCCCGACCTGAGCAAGCCCATCATGTCAGTTCCCGACTGACATTGACGCAGCGCGCCGCAAGCAAGCCACCCGCTGCCGGCTGGGGGGGGAGGAAGCAGTCAGAGCGGGTGTGATGGGGTGTCGGTGGGCTAGCGGGATGCTGCCGGGGCGGCGGGCGTGGTGGCGTCTGCGGTTATGATCGTAACCCTATGCCGATGACTTGAAGCGGAACTGCCATGCGGGGAAAGGGAGCGAGGGCAGGGGCTGCGGGGGCGAGCAGAGCGCGGGCGGTGGGGGCGGGGAGGAAGCAGGCGGGGCGGGTGTGATGGGAGGGAGTGTGGCGTGGGTGGGCTATCAGTGGGCTATCGAGTTGCTATCGGGTTGTGGGGCGCGGTGGCGTATGTCGTTATGATCGTAAGTGCATGAGTTTTGGAGGGTGGGAGGGAAGGTTGTTTGGGGGTGTCGGCTGGTGCTGGCGGGAGACTATCATGTTCGGTGGCACGATCATCTTCATCACCTTTGGGCACAGCCGCGAATTTGTCCTAGCCTACGGTAGTCGAAATCGTAACTGTCTAGCCTAACGGTAGTGAATATTTATCGAGAAGGTGCTATAATCCAGGCATGGTTGAGAAAATAGCGGTGGATGCACAACCGATTGGTGACCAGTACATTCGTTTTCTTGAAAATGCACGGTGGGGTGGCCGCGCAAACTGCCCTTACTGCAAATCCAGAAGAGTCACCACCATAGAAAGGGGAATGCGCCATCATTGTAACGAATGCAACACATCATTTAGTGTCACGGTTGGTACGATTTTTCAGCGAACGAGACTCGATCTAGGGAAGTGGTTCCAGGCTATCGAATTGTTTGTATCATCGAACGGGAGGATCAGTGGTCGTCAACTAGCGTCTCAGATCAGTGTCAGCAAGGACACAGCGTGTCGAATCCTCAACAAGGTTACAATTGCATTTCACGATTCGCAACAACGTAAGTTGTTACTGTCAATAGCGGAAGCCGCTCAGTCTCTATCGGAAGGAGATGAACCATGAAGTCACCAGCGAAAATCAGTGTCAAACCTCTGAAGGCTACTCATGAAGGAGAGGTGTACTTGGCGGAGGACATCCTGCTACCTTGCGCTGTATTAGAAGACGGTACCAGGGTACTGACTCAAACGGAATTTGTGAAGGCCATCGGGCGAACAGGCAATGTAAAAAAGGGCAAGGTGTACCTCGAAGAGCGAGAGGCCGAAGTGCCCGTCTTCCTAAGTGCCAACAATATCCAGCCCTTCATTACACCAAGCCTTCTGACATCAGCTGAACCGGTGCCCTTTGTCACATTGAAGAATCTCAAGGGTGTGGGCTATAGGGCCGAGTTCTTGCCGGAAGTGTGCAACGTCTTCTTGGACGCCAAAGACGCGGGAGCGCTCAAGCCGAGTCAGACGCATATTGCAGAGCGATGCCGGCTATTGTTGCGCGCGTATGCTACGGTTGGGATTGTTGCCTTAATTGATGAGGCGACTGGATATCAGGAGATTCGTGCACGCAACGCACTTGAACAAATCCTCGCAAAATACTTATCAGATCACAAACTAAAGTGGGCCAAGGCCTTCCCTGACGAATTCTACAAAGAGATGTTCCGACTTCGAGGATGGCCTTATCAGGAGCTTGGATATAGATTCCGCCCTGGGGTTGTAGGCAAGTACACAAACGATATTGTCTACGAGAGACTAGCCCCTGGTGTGCTAGACAAACTACAGGAACTGAACCCAGTCAACGAAAGCGGAAGTCGCAGTGCGAAGCATCACCAATGGCTTTCTGAGGATCACGGTGTACCTGAGCTAAAAAGCCATCTGTCCGGAGTAATCGCACTGATGAAGGCATCATCATCCTGGCGGGGTTTTCAGAGATTGCTGGCTCGAGCCTATCCGAGATTCGGTGAACAGTATGCGCTCCCTTTGGAAGACGACTGAATTCGATGAGTGTCACTCGTTGGGTCGAAGCTGCACCAGCCACGCAGTGATCCACTATATTGTTGACGCAGTGAACTTCTTAGGGATGTCCACTTACCACATCGAACGCAAGACGATCCAGTGCCTCGAAATCTTCCTGAGTTAGTAGACCCTCGCGCTCCGTTGCTTCTTTCCCGATCTTGGATAGTCCTAGGTGGTTTGGGACATCAAGATCAAAAGCCGGTATTCTCAAGTTCTCGATTACGCTGGTACCAAGGCTCAGTTGGGCAGCGTAGGCCGAGATGGCAGAAGAGATGACCGGTGCATTGAGGATCGCTGTAAGGTACGCTGCTTCGTCCTCTGTGTCCACTGAAACGAAGTACAGTTTGTGGTCTGGAATGACGACTCGTTCGCCTAATACGGCGTCATTTGCTGGACTGACATACGCAGCACAGAACCTGCGTCCTGCCATTTCTCTCCAGAGCACCTTGTAACGGCTAAACGTGTAAGCGCCTGTGCTCCATGTTGACCAGTATGGCTGGCCTTGCTGATAGCGACGATAACTTGCCCTTTGGCGGAGATGAGTTTCAAAACCGCTGAAGTAGCCGTAGGTGCGAGGAGCGGATGTTGGAAGAGTCGCGTCGCCATGCATACCGCGTTGAGGGACGATTACCTTGAAATTGGGATCAGGAATGGCTTGGAATGGATTGACACCCCGACCGCGAATTAACGGAAACACATGCGTCTTTTCCACGATCTTCCGAACCTGGGCAATTTCTGACTTCCGACCAATGGTTGGGTCGTTCTGGACCCAAATGTTCGATCCTTCTTCTCCAGCTACTGGAAATACGCGCACGAAGTACACCCCGTTCAGGTCGGTAGTTATACCTTTCCTTGCGCGATAATGTGACTGAACGGATGCATCGAACACTGAATTCCAAACCCCATGCTCCTCATTCGTTCCTTTCAACCAAGGTCCTGAATCCGATCCAGGCACAGGCTCGGCGAGCACGCAGGTTCGTGGGACTAATGTGCGGAACGTAGCAGCGTCGGGAAACTGTTGACCTGGGCGAGTGTTCGGCCCCGGTCGCCAGAAACAATAGGGCACCGGATACTCTGTTCCCTGATCCTTTTGAACCACAAGAAGAGCGGGGTGATTGGTCACACCTTCAAATGGTGCAATCGCTTGAAAGTCCTCAACCAACTTCACAGCGGCCATCGGTGTGCCATTGTCGTACTGAAATCGACGAAATCCTTGGCTGCTTTCGTTACTGAACACCGTTGCGGTGATGAAGAACGCCAGTTTTCCGTTCGGGGCAAGCCACTTCCGTATTGCAGCAAATGTGATGACCGTGGAAATGTCGGACTCGATACCCCCTACGTAGCGATCTCGACTGAATACGTTCATTCTCTGGCATAGCGGCTTTATGAATTCGGCGTAGGCAGGCGGAAGATGGCTCCATTTGACCCATGGTGGATTTCCGGCAATGTGACTTACCGGCGGAATGGCTCCTGCCGCAAAACGATCAGCCAGAATCGGTGCCCATATGCCATTCCAGCCTTGTTCATGAAGATCAACAAAGACCTGTAGCGTGCGCTGAACTCGGCCAAGCTCGTCGGTCGAGAGGGCCAGCGTTTCGATCATGGGGCTAATGCCAGCCATAATTTCAGCCGCATTTCTACCGGCATCAATCAGTAAACGAATCCGATCAAATACCTCGAACAGTAGCGGACTCCGCACCAAAGGCGACGGCACTTCAAATCGCTTGGGGCCGAGTTCTGTTGGCAGTTCATGTTCAAAAAAGTTGTCCTCGGTTGGATCTGCGGAGTTAATAGCGTCAGCCAGATAGATCGGAAGAACAACCGGACGGCTTGGATCAAGGTGAGAGCCTAGAACCACTACGATAGAGGCTTTAGCTCCGAGGACGGCTAAGGGATTCAGATCAATCCCATGCAAGCCAGACAGAATGCGGTCAAGCGTCAAGGATACCCCGGCATCTTGAGCCGAAACCAATCTTCGCTTAATGGCCTCAAGCATGAAGGTTCCTGTTCCGCATGTTGGATCAAGAAGATCATGACTTGGCAACCAGCCAATTTGGTCAAGTGCGTGCTCAGCCAACCAGTCGGGAGTGTAAATCTCACCTAAGGCGTGGCGCAGTTCACGGGGAACAAAGACCTCGTAGAGACCCTTGAAGAGATCGCGAACAGACTCCGGCCGCTTCTTTGTAATATCAAACGAGACCCCTCTAAGGCGGCCGATCAAATCATTCAAGCCAGGAGCAAAGTCCGACCACGCGGCATCATCAACATACCATGAAAAGAAGTCGCCAGTGAGCATGTTCACGATGCCAGCATCGGTGAAAAGCGTACCTGACTCCAGAACCTTCATTCGTTGCCTAAGTGGTACATTCGGATCGGCGACATTCTGTGAGGGGTTGGGAAGCGAAAAAGCGGCAACCAGCTTTGCTACAGTTGCGATGTGGGTGTGAAGGGCGAACAGATAGGCGGGTATGTTGGCACCATACTCAACTCGGTGCGCACCAGACTGGATGGCAAGATATTGTTGAAGGCGATCTGTTTCAATGCCCACCGCTTGGCCGAATAGTCTACTCCACTCGCGAAACAGAAGTGTTGTCTTTGTCTGCCTACGATTCTCATCACCCTGAGCATCGGCTACAACAACAGCTTCAAATAGGCGCGGAATGAGGATGCCGCCCACAATGGAGTCTGGACCAACGATAGCACGAAGAATGGCAGGATGCACCAAGGGCGCGCCGTCATCGCGCAGATGGCGCAACAAACGTTCTGCATTAGCCTGCCCAAAAGATTCCAGCCGCTCCCATATTGGCCGCAATGCATCCATCCGACCAAAGTTAATATGCGCACCATCCCACGCGATAAGGACATATTCTCCAATTGGCCGCCCTTCCTCTCTGGACATGCGTTCGGCATAATCAACAGCTTGACCCCTGGCGTGTGACAGGACTGCACCTTCCTGACCTCTGAACGACGCAGGCGGTTCATACTCGATGATTACTGCGCCGTGAATTGCATCTGCAAAACCCACTCTGCCCACTTCGTTACGAAGTGGGCGCTCCAATTGGAACGGAATCCATGGTATTCCCAAGGCGACGCATTCTTGTTCCAGCGCCTTTTCAATCTCAAATCTGAGATTCGCCTCGTTGCCTGCCGACGCCGTTGCAATGACAGCAGCCGTCACGATCCGTTGGGCGGACTGAGCGATAGCCTGCGCTGCATCCCTCCCTGTAGCGATGTTGCGTTGGGTTTCACCTGGCAATGGAGCACTCCCGGATAGGATTTATTGACCGGTCGCTGATACTCAGAGACCAAAAGACATAATGACTGCTTGACCGGATTGCCAAGCCTCACAATTATACATGCAAACCGCATACTGCAAAGCGGAGAGCAAACCGTCATACCCTTATCCTGCTGCGTCTCCTCCTTTGCCACCTCATACCCATTCTCCCCTATCCCTCTCCCCGGTATGCCAGTATGTAGAAATGGGGATTGACTTCTATTCACTATCCTGTTATAATATAGAAAATATGAGTAATCCAAACACCAAAGGAAACCAACCCTCACCAAGGAGCACCACCCATGCCATGCGACAAACTGGCCGTCCAGACGGCCACCATCGCCGAGAACGTAGCCAGCGTGCTGATGGACCCCACCGCCGTCCAGATGCTGGCGCAGGCGTTCGGCCAGATCACCGGGGACGCCGAGGTGCGCGTCACCAGCAACCTGGGCGGCCACGTCTACCGCCCCCAGCGGCCGCTGGCCGAGATCATCACCCCGGAGACCCGCAGCGTCTTCTTCTACGCCCGCAACATCGGCATCGCCATCAACAGCAGTGGCCGGCTGACCTCCCTGGATGGCTACTACGCCGACTACGACAACGCCAACCCCACCCGCGCCCGCTCGATCCTCGACCAGTTCGTCGAGATGGTCAAGGCCGCTGCGCCCCCATCGCCACCCAGAACCTCGTGGTCAGGATGCTGGCCGAGGCGGCCGGGATCGCCGTCACCGGCGACGCCTACACCCCCACCGGCGCGCGGGTCGTGTCATTCTCATTGTAACTACAGGAGACCACGATGAAAGGCCAAGTCATCTTCAGCCCTAACGGACAGGTCGTGATCGCGTTCGACAACACCCCGGACGGCGACTTCGCCGTCGCCAAGGCCAGGATTGAGGCGTTCAAGCGGGCGGCGGCGCGGCTGGGCCTGCCCATCGCCTTCGCCGGCGAGGTCGAGCGGCACATCCCCGACGACAGCCACATGCTGCTGCACCAGCATGGGGTCGGGCATCATCACTAGGCTACGAGACCAAGACGCGAGTCCATCATCGGAGCATCAGGGTGTTCGGAGCGCCGCCCATGCCGCAATTACCTGTGTCGCAGCCGCTGCGAGAGTGATCAGGAAGGTCGCTACGTTGCCGAGCGCAAACGGCCATTCCTTCATGCCTTGAACTTTGTCCTGTATCGCCATCAATCTCTCAAGACGCTCCATGCTATGGATGTCATCAGTCCGAAATGCGTTAGTTAGGCTCTCTTGAATCTCCGCATTTACGAGTTCAACCTGTTTGGTCTTAATGCGCTGCATGAGCACATGAACCTGGGAGAACGACCAAACAAACAGACTAAGGGGATAGAAGCTCAGGACAGTTAGCCAAATGCGCATTGATGCCGTTAGACCGTATGGTCCCTGCCAGATCGCAAGGATGAGGCACATATAGGCGAAGGTTATTAGGATGGCGACGGTGGAGTAGAATCTCTGAATACGAGTGATTGCAGGGTGTGGAACAAAGAAAAATGGAACTGTCGCGCGGCGACGCATCAACTGTCTAAGACTAAACAGTAGATCGAGCAGCATATAGCCAACATGTCCGCACACTAGCATTAGGGGCGCAAACCCAACCAAAGCAATACCACTTATATATGCGTCTCTAAAGGGCAGGCCTGCCGAGCCAATGGTGACATAAGCGGACAGTACAATGCCAAGCGTGACGAGTCGTGCTGGCCATTGGTCCAGCGTAAACATTCGAATACTACGGTTATTCACCCATTGCTCGAACTCAGTTTGGTTGGCCCACAATACTGGTGCCACCTCGGTCATGGTTCGTTGAAACTCGCTCGACGTCCAAGTAAAAAAGATCGGGAAAATGGCCAATCCGCTTGCAAACAAAAGACGCGTCCAGAACAAATAGTCCTCTCCAGAGACTCTCACGATAATCTCGCCGATCAAGAAACCAACTGCCCCAACTGCCGGCCAGAATAGCCAGTAAGGCGTCCCTTTTGGAACGATGAGCTTCTCGTATGTACACGATATAGTCCCTGTTGACATGACCTGCACCTCATCCCAGCTGGTATGGGCACGTCCACGGGACGTGTCAAGTGAATTCTACCACACGGACGTACCTTGGGCCATGATCTGTGTCATATTTGCAGTAGAAATCCGGCATCCATTGCGTGGTCATTTCCTGGGCTGCAGGCGCTTTCTTTATCTGCAAAGAGCAGCCTAGCCTAAGCCGTTTTGCTCCCTTACCGATAGTGCAAGACCCCCAAGCCGACAGCCTGGGGGTCTTTTGGTTCCAGAAACCAGACGATCCGCAGCCGGAGGGAGCTGCGGATCGTCGCCACGAAAGGAAATCACATCACCCAAGACCAAGATACCACAGGTCGGGCCGCGCTGTCAACGGTTCCAAGAAATTGAGAATATAACCGCAAGGGAGAGAAATAGGGGATTGACTTCACTATGCTTTCCTGTTATAATGATAGAAATATGAGTATTCTGCATATTTGAGCACGAAAGGAACTCACCATGCCAACCCGCCCCAAGACCCAGACCCCCACCCCCGAATGGTTCGAGACCCTGCGCGACAAGTTCCGCCGCCACCACGCCTTCATCCTGCACTTCAACGTCAAGGACTACGTGGTGGGCACGGCCACGCTGCCCGAGTACATGGCCGCGGCCATGACCAGCCGCGACGTGGTGGTCTTCTACGACATCGCGCGCGGCTTCGCCTTCCCCGACGACGCAGAGGTGACGCAGGGCAAGGTCGATCCTGAACTCAGTTGCCGGACGCGCTTCATCCGCCTGATGCGCCTGGACGCTCCCAAGGCCGCCCCCGCCAACCCGCTGATGGCGGCCCTGGGCCAGCAGCCCGCCGCCAACGCCGACCCGCTGGCCGACTACAAGGCCCCGGCCGCGGCCCTGCCCCTGCTGGAGGAACTGCTGCTCAAGCAGGACGTGTCCAGCGCGGTGATGATCTTCGACGCCGAGATGATCACGCCGGCCGGGGACGTCGCCACCATGTCGCCCGCCGACCGCCAGAACCTGGTGCGGGTGCGCAATTGGGCCTCGGACAAGCTGTTGGAGATGATCGGCAACGCCATCTTCCTGGTCACCAGCGACGTGGGCGGTCTGCACGAGACCATCCGCTCCGCGGCCAGCCGCTTCGAGCAGATCGCCATCCCCTACCCCGACCTGGCAGCCCGCAAAGCCTTCGTGGAGGGCATCGACTGGAACGGCACGCAGATGGCGATCGACCTGGACGCCTTCGCCCGCCTGACCGCAGCCCTCAACCTCGTCCAGATCGAAGACATCGCCATCAAGGCCGTCCACTCCGGCGCGCTGCAACGGGAGACCGTGCTGGCCCGCAAGGCCGAGCTTGTGGCCGCCGAGTACGGGGAGAACGTGGAGTTCGTGGATCCCGGCTACGGCTGGGAGGGGATCGGCGGGCTGGAGCACGTCAAGCGCTTCCTGGATCGCAACGTCACCCGGCCTATGCGGGCAGGGCGCTGGCAGCGGGTCCCGATGGGGATTTTGCTAACAGGCGCGCCCGGAACCGGAAAAAGCGCGGTCGCGCAGGCGCTGGCGCGCGAGGCGGGCGTGATGATGATCAAGCTCAACTTTGGCGGCCAGATCGCCAGCAAGTGGCAGGGGGAGGGGGAGCGCAACCTGCGCCGCGTCTTCACCGCCATCAAGACCTTCGCGCCCGTCATCGTCTTCATCGACGAGATCGACCAGGTGATCCGCAGGGGCGGGGACGGCGCGGGCAACCAGCAGGAGAACCGGCTGTTCCAGATGACGCTGGAGTTCATGTCCGAGACCTCGCACCGCGGCCAGATCGTCTTCCTGGCCGCCACCAACCGCCCCGACCTGCTGGACGCCGCCTTAAAACGCCCCGGCCGCTTCGACAAGATGGTGCCCTTCTTCGTGCCCGTGGCCGTGGAGCGGGCCAGCATCTTCCGGGTCATGGCCCGCCGCTACATGGGCGTCGACCTGGACACGCCAGAAGCGGCCATCGCCGCCACCGAGGGCTGGACGGGGGCCGAGATCGAGGCCGCCATCACCAAGGCCGTGGAGCTTGTCGAGGACGCCGACATGGACGGCGCGCCCATCACCCCCGCCGAGGCCGTGGAGCAGGCCGTGCGCAAGATTCGCCCCTCCACCGCCGACATCGACTTCATGACCCGGCTGGCGCTGGACTGCACCAACGACGAAGACCTGCTGCCCCCCTGGATACGCGAGCAGTGGGCCGCGGCCCGCGCCGAGCAGGCGCAGACGCAGCCCGCCCGCACCATCCAGCCCCGCGGCGCGCGGGAGCTATAGCGTTATGATCGTAAAATTGGGGATTGACTTCACTTAGCTTTCCTGTTATAATGTAAGAAATATGAGTATTCTGCATAACCCACACCGCGAAGGAGATCACCGATGCCATCCGACACCAAATCCACCGTCAAAGACAGCAAGGCCGTGCTGGCGAGCGCGCTGGGCGTGGACGCGCAGGAGATCAAGACCGCGCCCAGCCGCTGGCTGGAACTGCTCAAGGAGGGGGTGATCGTCAAGGTGCACATGGGCCGCTGGCGCGCCCGCACCAGCCTGGGCTTCGACGACCTGGGCCTGCACCTGAACGGCGAGGCCAAGCTGTACGACGACCTGATCGTGCTGGGGTCCAAGCTGCTGCTGGACAAGGAGACCGAGAAGGCGCTGGTCAGCATCGAGAGCCAGGCGCGGCAGACCCCCGGCCGCTACGGCTTCGAAACCTCCTTCGGCACCTTCATCCCCGCCACGGCCTACGCGGACTTCATGGCCGAGATGGACGACCTCAAGGCGCGCTGGTTCGCCAAGGCCGACTACCTGGCCGCCAACTACGCCAGCGTGATCGAACCCCACCTGGACAAGTTCTCCGAGGCCGCGCGGCTCGCCTACCGCAGGGCCAACCGCCTGCAGGCGGGCATCGACCTGGACTTCCGCTACCTGCCCGAAGACCAGTACGTGGACAGGTTCATGACCCGCATCCGCTCCCTGATCCCCACGCCCGACAGCATCCGCCGCTCCTTCACCTTCGAGGTCGAGCTTACCTTCGTCCCCCTGCCCTCCATGATCGCCGCCGACGAGGCCGAGGCCGACCGGGTGCGGGTGGAGGCGATCAAGGACCGCGAGGCGCTGGAGGGCGAGCGCAAGCGCCAGGCCATGATCGACGCCATGAACGAGGACGTGCTGCGCCAGGCCAGGGAGCAGAAGGAGAAGCTGGTCAGCGGCTTCGTGGCCGACGTGGCGGGGCAGCTACGCTCCCTGGTCTACGAGGCGCTGAGCGACGTGCAGCGCTCCCTCGACCGCAACGGCAAGCTGCACAGCCGCTCGGTGGTGCAGGTGCGCAACCTGGTGGAGCAGTTGGAGCGGCTGAACTTCATCGGCGACCGCGACATCGACCAGGCCGTGGCCCGTATGCGCCAGATCGTCGACCAGCCCGCCGAGCAGCGCGAGCTTGCCGACGTGTCGGCCACCATCCGCGAGATCCGGGCCATGACCCGCCGCCAGCTGGCCGCGCTGGGCCAGGAGAGCCGCATCGCCCGCACCGACCACGGCATCCTCTCCGCCCCTGAGCTTGTCGCCCAACCCGCAGGCCGCGCCAACGGGAAGAACGGCACGGGCAAGGCCGAGATCGCCGTCCCCGTCCTCGACCGCGCCAACGGGCGGGCCGCAGGCCGGACGCTGTGAGCGCCTCTCTTTTTTTGGCAACGCCTATTCACTTTTCGCCTAGCACCGCCATATCATTACAAACATAAGTACGAAAGGAGACACCCCCATGACCACCGCCGACACCAACCCCGAAGGCCCGCTGCACCGCGAGGCCCGCGCGCTGGCCTTCACGTCCTTCCTCGTCAACGGCGTGGAGATCAACCTGACCATGCGGGAAGGGGCCACCGCCGACCTGACCAAGAGCCTGCTACTGGAGCTTGGGCAGGTCACCAAGTGGCTGAAGACCGACCTGCACGCCGTCCCCTGCCTGAGCCGCAACGCGCAGGACGGGCTGGCCGCGGAGCGGGCCAGGGCCAACGGGAAGAAGCCCAACAGCCCCATCACGCCCGAGAACGGCTACGAGCCTACGGGCGAGGAGGAGGAGCCGGAGGGCCAGGCACCCGCCAAGGCTGCCGGCCTGCGCCCTGCCCGCCAGCCCGCCCCGCCCGCCAACGGGAAGGCCGCCCCGGTCAAAGTTGCCGACCCAGCGCCCACCCGCCTGACCTTCCAGACCGACCGCCTGATCGGCGAGACCAAGAGCGGCAAGACCTACTGGAAGCTGGCGGGCGGCAAGTTCGCCAAGTTCGGCGTCAGGGTGTGGCCGGAGGTGCTGGCGAGCGTCGGCATCGACGCCGAGAGCCTCGACCCGGACGTGGAGTACGAGATCACCATGACCGCCACCTACGAGGAGAAGGACGGCAAGCCGTCCCGCGTCACCGCCCTTGAGTAGACGCGCCACAGGCGGGGCGTCTGCTCGCCGGGACGCCCCGCCAGGAGCACCCACCATGCTCGACCTGACCGACCTGATCGGCCTGGCCCCCGAAGACGACACCCTCACCGGCCGGGGGCTGATCCAGATCATCCAAGACCTGCGCAGCCCCGACCCCGACCGCCAGCAGCGCGCCCGCGATGCCCTGCGGGCGGGGATCCTGCTCAACCCCTGGGATGCCGCCATTCTGGCCCGCCACGGCCTGCTCAAGCAAGTCAGCCGGGTCGAGCTTCCCACCCTTTAGTTACTTTCATAACCCCAAAGGAGAACAACCCATGTCCACCCGTCACGATCGGATGCTGATGCGCCTGCTGTCAATCGCCTACCCCGACTACCTCAAGCGCCGCCCTGAAGCCATCCACGACCTGCTGTTCCTGGTGGTGGAGGAGGAGCGGGATACCGCCTACGTGATCGAGGCGACGTCGATCAGCCAGGGCTTGCAGGAGCTTGGCGAGATCGCGCCCGGCCTGCACCCCGACACGGTCGCCACGATCCGCAAGGCCCAGACCCTGCCCAACACCTTCGCCGCGCTGTTCATCGCCAAGGACGGCTCCAGCGCCTACGTGTTGGAGCACCCCGCCAGGAAGCCCGCCGCGCCTAGGCCCATGCCGCAGCCGGCCAGCGGCTTCTGGATGCAGCCTGTGCCGTACCTGCAATAACCTCCCGCCAGAGACCGCCCGCCCCAGGTCTGCATGATCCGGGGCGGGCGGAAAATTGGGACGAGATTTGGGGGCCAAAGGGGATTGACTTCTATACATAATCCTGTTATAATGATAAAAATATGAGTAAACTACATCACACTAGCACGAAAGGAACCCACCGATGACCACCCGCCGCCCCCAGCCCGACACCAACGAATACGACGTGATCCAGATCGGCTACGAGATCGCCTCCTGCAACGACGAAGGCTACACCGACTTCGACGAGGCGGTTCGCATCTTCGCCGAGCGCAACCCCCACATCGCCCTGGCCGACGACGACATCATCGCCATGCTGCCGGCCTGGGAGCGGGAGTTCCCCAACGGCATCGCCCGCTAGCCCCCGACCTGCGAAAGGAGCTTCCCTCATGGTATCCCAAGCGTTCTACCGAGATTGGTCAGCCGCCTGCCGCAGCCGACAGCAAGCCAAGACCTACGACACCCGCAGCAAGGACGTGACCCTGACCCGCATCACGAAGAGCGGCGGCTTGTCCAGGATGAAGGACGACACCCGGCAGTTCCACAGCATCGAGGAGGCCGCAGACTACGTGCGGCGGTTGCGCTCCCTCAACCCGACCCGAACCCTGCGCTACGCCATCTCCTGGCCCGGCATGGAGCCGCACGAACTGGAAGTCAAGTAGGAGGCCACCGTGACCACCATCACCCCCCTCAACCTCGTGACGGAAGACATCAGCCCGTACCGCGCCGCCCACGGCGCAGCCCCCAGCGGCTATGGCTGCTGGACGTTCCAGATTGGCGGCAAGACCGAGACCATCACCGACAACTACCTCCAGGCCATCGCCACCGCCAAGCGGCTGGCTGGGCTGAAGGGCCTGCGTGAGGTCAAGCTGCTGCCCTGACGCCATGTAGTTACGATCATAACCCCAAGACAAGGAGACCACCCATGACCCGCCTACCCTGTGAGTTCACCTACGATGAGAGGATCGACATGATCCGCGAGGCGCAGGAGCACCTGTTCCAGGCCATCGAGATCCTGGAGAAGGCCACCGCTGGCGACGGCAACGCCAAAGCCTACCTGGTCGATCACCTGAAGATCATGGCGAGCGAAGACCACGGCTTCCTCTCCCGCGACCTGAACCTGGACAAGCTGATCGAGCGCTACCGCGAGTATGCCGAGGAGGTCGAGGGCGAAGACGGCGGCAACTACGACGACGAGCCGGACCCCACCTTACGCGACACCAAGCCGCACGAGTGGAACTAGGCCAGAAAGGAACCCCGCCATGTCACTCCGCTACCTACCCTCGTACGCCTGCAAAAACACTGTTACACCCACTGCTCGCATCGCCAGAGACCTCGACGGCACCCCGATCCTGTGCGATGTCTGCGGCAAGCCGTTCACTTACGAGGAATGGGACGACCGCCACGAGAACCACGAGCCGTTCTGCAACCACGAAGCCTGCGACTGCAACATGCCGACCCACGCCGACTGCTGCCCGTGCGTCTTCTGTGACCACGAGGAGGACATCGAAGACGACTTTGACGAAGGCGAAGGCGACTACTTCTAACCCACCATCCCCTGAAAGGAACACACTCCCATGAAAGCCCTGCAACAGGCACATGTCAGCACCAAGGTCAAGGTCGGCGGCACCATCTGGTGCGAGGTCACGGCCTACAACGGCAACGGCGAGACCCAGCGCCTCTACGCCCCCTACCTCGTCACCCGCATCACCGACGCCAAGTGGGTGAAGGCCAAGCCCAAGCACGGCAAGGCCGACGAGGTGGTCTTCACGCCTAACAAGTACAGCATGTACTACTACGAGCGGGGCGGCGGCCGCTACCCCTACGTGGCAGAGTTCGGCGACGACCCGGACGCGATCACCGCCGCCTACGAGGCGTACCTGGCGCAGCGGGAGGCCACCAAGCAGGCCGAGCGAGACCGCAAGGACGCCGAGCGGCAGGCCCGCTGGGAGCGGGAGCAGGCCGAGGAGGCAGCGGCGGCGGCCGCCAATGCCAGCGCCGTGGTCAGCGAGATCCCCGGTGGGATGCACCACGCCACCATCCTCGACCGCAACGGCAAGCCGCACGAGATCGTGTTTAGGGTCGAGGAAGACACCCACCTGGACTGGGACAGCGGCAAGGAGATGCCCTGTTACCGCTTCGTCGGGGCCTTCTGCACCAAGCACTCCTATGGCCGCGGCAAGTCCGACTTCGGCACGCTGTCCGAGAAGGTTCTCCGCACCACCGACCACGCCACGGCCCTGCGGCTGGCGGTGGAGAACACGGCCAAACGGATATGGTAGCTCACCCACACACCCGCGCCAACCAGCGCTCCCGGACATCGGGGGCGCTGGTTTCGCGTCCGGGGCCGGCCAGTCGAGACCATCAGGAGGCCGCCATGCGCTACACCGTCTACAAAGCCTTGAAACACACCTACGCCGTCCAGCCCGGCGTCACCTTCCGCGGCAAGGTGGTGCTGGAAGGGGAGGCCCGCACCCCGGCCAGGCTGGTGTCCGACCACCTGGACAAAGAGATGCCCGGCTGGGCCGGCTTCGAGGTGCGCGCCAGGCCCACCCACCGCCCCGGCCAGTTCCGCATCACCTACGCCCTGTTCGACCAGGAGGGCCAGCCCTACGCCGGCCCTGACCCGTTGGCAGCGGAGGCGCAACGATGAACCGCAGGACAAGCTCTGACTTCCCCCAGGGCGACCCGGTGCGCGCCGTGCTCAAGGCGCTGGAGCGGGTGCAGGCCACATCGCACAACGGCATGTACCGTGTCTTCGAGGACTGGCTGGAGTTGACCGAGGCGGTGCTGGAAAGCCTGCCCGCCCACGCCGCCAGCGCAGCTAAAGAGCGCTGCCTGGCCGAGGACACGCCCGCCACCCAGGCGCTGTTCCAAAGGCTGCGCGCCGTCTACCCCCGCCCCGACCAGTGGGACAGGTTCGCCGAGGCCATCGCCATCACGCTGGACGCCGCCGATGGCTTCTGGCAGCGCCAGCCCCCCGCCTCGGTCTACAGCGGCTATGACATCCTGGGCGGGCTGTACATGGCGACCTCCTACAAGCCGGGCAGCGGGCAGTACTTCACCCCCTGGGCCGTCGCCAACATGATGGGCCAGATCACGATGTCAGACGGCGGCATCGAGCGGGACGTGCTCGACCGCCTCCAAGCGGCCGGCCGCGCGGTGCTGGCCGACGAGAGCGACCCCTGTCACGCCATCCTCACGGCTACCACCCTCTCCGGCCTGCTGCTGGACAACGAGCAGTTCACCGACGCCGACCGCTTCGCCTGGTTGACCGAGAAGATGCTGCCCTACGTCCTGCACCGCTACGAGCCGGTGCGGGTGCTCGACCCCTGCTGCGGGTCGGGCGTCATGTTCCTGGCGGGCGCGTTCAACACCCCGGCCTGGATCGTCCAGTCGGGGCTGGTGCAGTTCTACGGCATGGACATCGACCAGACCTGCGTGCGCATGGCCCGCTGCAACGTGATGATCTACGGCCTGAACGGCTCCTACGTCAAGTCGGCGCTGGCGCTGTCCGGGGCGGAGTTGAGCGCCGTCCCCCAGCCCTACGCCGACGCCTACCGGGAGGCGCAGGAGGCGGCGCGCAACGGCCAGCAGGAGGTCGTGGACGCCCTGGCCGACGCGGTGCGCCAGCAGCAGGCGCTGTTCGACCTGGACGCGTTTCGGGCCACGGCCCCGACCAGCAGAAACGGAACCGGCAAGGCACGCTCGCTGCCTGCCGCCGAACCGGCCCTGGCCGCCATGCAGTTTGAATTCTAACCACAAGGAGAAAGCCATGTCAGCAACCGCAAGCAAGCAGAGCGCCGACGACCCGCTCATCCTGCAGGGGATCGAGACATTGGAGGCGCAAGGGTACGTGATCGACAAGTGGCAGACGGTGGCGGGATCGCACATCTTCACCGTCAGCCGCCAGCACAACGGCAAGCCTTGCATTGTGACCATCGGCGAGGTGGCGGCCGCGCTGCCCGGCGTCCCCACCTGCCGCATGTACTTCATCTATGGCAGCGTGGTGGTGAGATAGGAGGGCGTGATGTTGCAGAACCTGACCAAACCCGAACGCGACCAACTGTTCCACTCGGTCTACTCCCTCGAACTGCAAGCCCAGAGGCTGATCGACCGCTACGTGCGCGGCGAGGCCCGCGCCGAGGAGCAGCAGGCGTTGGACGTGAAGACCCGCGCCATCGACGCGCTGCTGGTGAAGCTGGGCGATGGCGAAGACGCCCACGACGCCTGACGAAAAATCTCCAAGGCCGTTTTCTGGCCGCTCAAGCCCATAAAACAGCCTCAGAAACGGTTTTACCCAGGGTTTACGAGGAATTCTGAAGACACCAACCCGGACGGCGCGACGAGGACGAAAGGAGCCATGATGACCACCCCATCCTCCTCGATCTACGACCAAGCCAGGCAACTGGTGGAAGGCAAACCGCAGTGGTACTCCGGCGAGACGGTGATGCTGTGGGGCAGCCAGGCCGCGGGCGGCCCGCAGGTGCTGGTTCGCGAAGGGGGCCGCGACGGCGGCGGCCTGCTGCACCTGAGCATGAAAGTGGGCAGCAAGGACGCCACCGTGGACTGCGGGCATCTCAACTGGGACAAGGGGGGCTGGGTGTTCGACCTCTCCCGGACCCGCTACCAGGAGTGGACGGCCAAGGCCAGAAGGCTGGTGGAGCAGCACCAAAGAACGCACCACAAGCCACGCCTGCACTGAGACCGCTTTTCTCCAAGACACAGGCCCCAAGGATCAACCCTGGGGCCTGCACTTGTCACACCAGCTTACTCACGAACGTCTCGAACTCCTGCCACGTCGCTTCTTCCGGCCCTCCGCCCTCAGCGGCCGCCGGCGGGCCATCGGTCAGCCAGAGCAGGATCAGCGCCAGCAGCCCGCGCCACTCCTCCTGGGTGAACAGCTGGCGCACCGGGGGGAACCTGAAGAAGACCCAATCGGCGATCTGCTCCACCTGCCCCGGCGTCAGCGCCTTGCCCAGACAGGCTGCGCTGTGCGCCACCCGACCGATGATCTCACCGATCTGCAAGAGCAGGTCGTCGGGAAGCTCGATCTCGCCGTTCCGATCCGTAAGGCGGGAGTAGACCAGCAGCGCGATGGTCGCCGCCAGCAAGCCCAGCACGAAGCCGGCCAGAAGGTTCTCGGTCATGATCCGGTCTCCTCACTTGCGGCTACGTCTGTAGCCTCTGTGGTTACATTCGTAACCGCTTGATCTTTCAGCACGCGTTCCAGCGCGAGGATCGCGCCGTCCAGCATGGCGATCTGGCGCTCAGCCTGGCGGATGAAGGTCTCGCGCTCCTGGCGGGCCAGGGCAAGTTCCTGTTCGATCCGTGTTCTGTCCATCCTTGGTTCCTCTCTCATCGCAGCAACCCCAGGTTCTTGAGGTCGCTCCACAGGGTATAGACCACGTCGGCAAGCTCGCCAATCGTGGTGCTGTCGCAGTTGATGGCGCGGTCAACCGCGCCGTTGGTGAAGGTGTAGGCCGCAGGGCGGGTGACGGGGGTCACGCCGAAGAAGCCCAGGGTGTTGTTGCCCACCTGCACCAGCGTATTGCCGTTGTTCTTCAGCCGGACGCTGCCGCCGTAGACGTTGCCCGCATTGGCGTTGAGGCTCAGGTCGCGTCCGGTGTTCAGGCCCAGAGGGTAGGTGGCGCAGTCGATGGAGCCGCCGTAGGACCCCGACGTCCACAGCTTCATGTAGCTTGTACCGCCGCCAAACTGCACTGCCGTCACGTTGTCGGCGATCAGCAAGCCGCCCTGGTTTAGCTCCCAGGCGCTGCCCCCGGTGATCTTCCCGCTGGCCCCCATCGTCAACGTCCCGGTGATCGACCCGCTGCTGGCCGTCACAGCGCCGGTGATGGTAGCAGAAGTGGCGTACAACTGCCCGTACTTGGTCACGCGGAACTCTGCGCTGGACGGGGAGTTTGATCCTGCCCAGAACGCCCACTGCTCCGCGTCCTGATAGGTCGCCATGCCCACACCAGCATAGGCAGCGGGGTCTTCCGAGTATAGCCTGGTGGGCGTCATCTTCCAGCCAGCGATCTCACCGCTGGCGGCGTAGACAGTGCCTGTAAACGTGCCGGACGTGGCAGTGATGTCGCCGGTGATGATGGCATCGGTCGCCGTCAGTTGACCGCTGGCCGTAACCTGGAAAGGAGCCGTTTCAGGTTTGGAGGAGCCAGCGAAAAACGGGTAATCTGCGGGAGACAGCCCCACGTTGTCTGCGTACAGCAAGCCGGGGCTGACAGACCAGCCCCCGATCTGGCCGCTGGCAGCGTTCACTGTGCCGGTGAAGAAGCCGCTGTTTGTCCACAGCCCGTACCCGGAGGCATCGCTAATTCCATCCAGGTTGCCCAGCCGCGCTTTCTCGATCAAGGTTGACCACGGCGCTCCCGCGTGCGTGGCGATAGAAATCAGCGGCGCGTAAGACCCCACGGTGCTGATGCGCACCAGCCCTTGGCCCGACTGGCCGTAGTTGACAACGGCGGTGCCGGACTGCACAGTACCAAACATGGTGCCAGATTGGTACGATGCAAAGAGCAGCCAGTTGGTGGTGTTGTCGATGACTGCCATCACCTTGAGCCACGTATCGCAGATGGCAGGGTCTTTGATGCGCACGATGTCGTTGACTGCCCACAGCGTGCCAGCCGCGGCGTGGCTGATTCCCGGAGGGTCTTCGATGGTAAGGATGCGTGTGCCCAATCCCAACGTCGCTGAGCTTGCCAACTTACCAGCCCCCTTGGCGACCACGATCTCGCCCGCCGTGGCCTGGATCTGGTTGTAGGTGAAGACAGCGCTGGCGATGGCCCCGCGGGCGGTGATGTTGTTGAACTCGGCGTTGCCCGTCGCGCCCTCGATCCTGAAGCCGGACGTGCCGGAGGCGAAGTTGGTGCTCTCGATCCGCTTATTGGCCCCGTCGATGTGGATGCGGGGGTCGGCTGTTCCCACGTAGACCGATCCGCTGAAGTCGCCGCCCGCCGCGTAGATGGTGCCGCGCAGGGTGGCGTCGTTGAACTCGGCGTTGCCCGTCGCGCCTGCCAGCCGGAAGCCGGAAACCCCAGCAGCAAAGTTGGTGCTCTCGATGCGCTTGTTGAAACCGTCCAGGTGGATGCGGGGGTTGGACGCGCCCACGTAGACTGAGCCGGAGAAGTGGCCGCCCGCCGCGTAGATCAGCCCGCCGAACTGCGCGTCGGCCCCGTCGAACAGGAAGAAGTTGGCGTCGCCGTCGCCGATGTAGGCGCGGGGAGAACCGCCGTTGTATTCCAACTGGATGCCCTGGTCGCCGAACCCGTTGTCCCATGGCCCGATGTTCAGCCCGTTGCTTCTGAGCGCCCCGTTCCCACCGTCCCACTTGATGGTCCCGTCGTGGTCGAAGTAGGCTTGCAGGACGCCGCCGTCCAGCCCCAGCAGCCGCCCCTGCTGCGCCACGGCGTCGAACAGCAGCACCAGGCCGGTGGCGTTGCCGTAGTTGCCGGGGCTGACGAAGGTGGTGGCGCGGTCGATGACCTCGATCCTGTCTCGCACACGCAGCAGGTCGATCTCGCCCGACAGGGACTGATTGGGCTGCGTGGGCAGGTACGCCCCTGGCCCCAGCAGGCTGCCCGTCCCCCGCTCGCCGCCGATCACCCGCGACAGACGCGCCGAACGCCCGCCCACCTTCAACGCCACCAGCGCCTTCCTTGTGGAGCGGGCAAGCTCGACCGTGGCCTGGCGGATGACGTAGAAGCCAGACAGGCCCAGGGAGGGCATCTCCACCTGGATGCGCTGGCCGGCCCGCGGGCCAAACCACTCGACCTCCAGCGACGCGCCCACCGCAGGGAAGGCGTACTCGGCCAGCAGCGCATCCGCGGCCGCGATGCAGGCCGGCTCGGTGGTCAGGGAGGCGTCACGAAGCTCAAAATCGAACCAGCGGCCATACTGAGCATGGCTGGCGTCCGACTGGCGCACCGTCACCAGCTGCTGCCTGTAGCGGTATTGGACTTCGATCTCGGCGTCGAAGGGCGGCGCGTCCAGCCAGCGCACGGTGCCCAGGGTGTAGTCCACCAGGCAGTCGTAGTTGTTGAACTGCGAGTCGTAGTAGTCGTAGCCGTGCCATTGCAGCACGCCGTCTACGGTTATCTTCACAATCTCATGGACAGGGGCGTGATCCAGGGTAAACCTCTTGGTCGCGCCGTCCCCGTAGAACAGCGCCACCTCAATCGCGCTGGGCACCACGCCGCCATAGACCGTCACCCGGTTCCTGATGTCCGCGGCGTCGATGTCGGGCGTGGGGCTGCCGCTGGGCGGAAAAGACGTGGAGAAGTCGGCCAGCCCCAGCGCCTTGACGGCGAAGGGGGCGGCGGGCAGGCTGGCTGGAAGTGTGAAGACAACCTCTCGATCGAGGCTGATCCACCATGATGCGCCAGCAAGCAGAGCCAGCCTGTCAAGCAGATCAGTCAGCTTCTCGCCAGCGGCGACAAAGCTCCCGATGACCGGCAGGTTTGCCGCTACTAGACCTTCGGCGTCAAACTCATTGGTAAGTTCAGCGCGAGCGAACAGGTCGGCGATGATCTCGGCAGGCGTCTTGTTGGCGTAAGTGCAGCGCACGATGGGGGTGCGGTTGAGCAGGGTGTCCCAACTCTCGCACTGCAATGACCAGCGCCGGTTGCCGCCCTCGGTCAGGCCGGGCAGGGCGCGCACGATGTAGCCGCCCCAGACGGCGGCGGGGCCGATCTTGACCACGACCTGCTGCCACTCGGAGATGCTCAGATCGTCATTCACGTCCTCGATCTCCAGGCTCATGGCCCCGGTCTGCCCGCCCTCGTACTCCGTCCAGCGCAGGGAGGAGTTGAGGAGCCGGTTGGTGCGGTCAACGCCGCCAATCAAGACCTGAACTTCGTCGCTCATAGGTTTGCCTTTGTAACTGCAAGGGGTAAGGGGGCCGGACGCCGACCCCCTTTTCGTCTAGCGATCCTTGACGACGACCACGTAGACCACCGCTTCCCAGCCCTTCTGCTGGCGGTTGACCACGATGTCCGTCACGCCGGTCGCCAGGGACTGGTTCTCAGCCATCCACGCATACAGACCTTTGATGGCCTCGATGGCCGTCTCTCCTGAGAAAACTACCCGAAACATGCTTGAACCTCCTTGGATTTGCTGCCGCCGACCTCGAAAGGTCTACTGCGGCCCATCGATTACTGCCAGATAAGCGGTATGGATGTAGCCGGTCAGACTGACTTCCTGCCACTCGCCCACGCCGCGCTTGGCGTCCACACTGCTGTGGATGTCAGGCTCGCTGTACACCGTGCCGGGCGCGCTGCTCAGCGCCCAGCCTTCCACCTGGCATTTGACCCAACTGCCAGAAGGGCGCGCCAGGGCCGTCGCCAGGGCATCCTTTTGCAGAACAGCCACGATGTCGTACTGCGTTCCTGCGCCAGATCGCACTTTGACGTTACCGGTGGCTCGCAGGACAGAACCCTTTTCGATCCTCATGTCGTTATCTTCATAACCTCATGCGTCCAGCTTGCTGGACTAGGCACCGCGCTGAAGCTCCCAGATGAGCTCCCGCTTGAGCGCGTCGAACTGGCTGTGGGGCAGCGGGACGCCGCCGCCCGCCTGGCCGCGGAACTCGACCACCAGATGCCTGCGGGCGTCCACCTGCAAGCCTGCCGGGGCCAACTGCGGCCCCACCAGCCCGCGCATGGCCGCGTCCACCTCGCGCTGGCCGGAGAGCAGGGCGTTGACGAAGCCGCCGACGAACATCTCGCCCAGCCCCATCGCCACGCGGGAGGGGCTGCTGATCTGGAGGGCGTCCCCGGTCGCGCCCGCGGCTGCATCGCCCAGGGCCGTGGCTGCGTTTGCCACCGCGCCGATCCCTGCCGCGATCCCATCGGCCAGGGCCACGGCGAAGTTGTAGCCCAGGTCGAAGAAGTCGTCGGCGTAGCCGGCCAGGATCGCCAGCCCGCCCTGGACGGCGCTCTGCACCTGCCCCACGCCGCTCTGCGCCCCTGTCCCCGCGCCCAGGATCGCGCCCGTCAGGTTCTGGAACAGCTGGATCACCAGGGCGATGAAGGTCTGGAGATCGTTGGGGGTGGGCAGGTTGGACGCCTGCAAGTCCACGAACAGGTTGAGGGCGTCCTGCATCAGCCCCACCATGCGCTCGAAGGCGTCGAACAGCCGGTCGGCCACAGGGACCCACAGGTCGCCGTTCTCCTGCACCACGTACTCGTTGAAGGCGGCGATGGTCTCGTGGATGGTGCGGATCAGCGCCTGCACCCTGACCTTGAACTCATGCGACGAGGTGTAGGCGGCGGGGTCGGTGTCGGCCACCTGCGCGAAGAAGTCCAGGGCGCTGGACAGCCCATCGGCCAGATCGCCCAGCTTCTCGCCGAACAGGCCCACGGTCGCCATGACGTCGGCGTCAAGCTCGGTCTCGACAAACGTTGCGATCTCTACGAAGCGGGCCTTGACCTCGTCCAGGAACAGCGTCAGCCGCTCCTGGAAGGTGCTGCCCATGCCCACCCAGCCGACGATGCCCTGGAAGAACTCCAGGGCGCTGACCAGGCCGCCGAAGACCGCCTGCATGGCCTGGCCGAAGGACGCCACGGGGCCGAACTCGTCGGGGTCTTCCGGGTGGAAGGTCTCGACCACCCAGGTCTGGAACTCTGCGAAGACCAGCATCACCCAGCCCTTGAAGTTGTCCCACACTTCGCCCGCGGGGAAGCTCGCGGCTTCTGGGAACCCCAGGGCCAGTTGCAGGGCGCTGGACAGGCCGCCCATCAGCCCCGACAGCGCCGACCCGAATGTCTGCACCAGCCCCATGCTGGTGGTCGGGTCGCCCGGCTCGTCGCCCGGCTCGGTGGGGATGGCGGCCAGCAGGTCGGTGTTGACCCACTGGTAAAACTCCATGAACACGCCCCGCACCCAGGCGACGAAGGTGTCCCACGCGCCCTGGTTGACGCTCCATGTCTCGGGCAGCGCCAGGGCCAAATCCAGCGCCGCCCGCAGGCCGTTCATCAGGCTGCCGATGGTGTCGGCCACCAGCGCAACGAGATCCATCTGCTCGCCGTCGAAGTCGGGCGCAGGGGGGCGGGTGCCGCTGGTCCAGCCGGTCACCCAGGCGTAGAAGTCCAGGAAGACCGCCTTGACCCAGGCCACGAACGGCCCCCAGGAGGCGGGGATCGCCCACGTCTCCGGCAGGGCCAGCGCCAACTCCAGCGCGCCTGCCAGCCCGTCCACCAGGCTGCCCAGCACCTCGCCGAAGCGCTGCGCCATGTCCAGGCCGTCCTCGCTCAAGACCGCCACGGCCTTTGCCAGGTCGGCCACGATCTCGACCCACTGGCGGGCGAACTTGGAGAACCTGTCCACCAGGTCGGGCATCAGCTTCCAGGCGCGCATGGCGTCGGCCAGCTTGATGGCCTTGTCCCAGGGGGCCAGCACATCGGACAGCTTCTTGCCAACCAGCGCGGCCTTCTCCAGCGTCTCGCGCCCGATCCGATCCACGACGCTTTCCAGGGCCAGGATCAGCGCGCCCGCCACGTCGGCCAGCAGCCCCGCCTTCTCCGGGATGCCCGCGGTCTCGATCCTGGTGTTCAGCGCGGCCACGGCGTCGACGATGGCCCGCCACGGCGACAGGGCACGGATCAGCACCTCAGCCTGCGCGGCCACGCGCTCCAGGACGCCGACCGGGAGGTAGTCCAGCAGCCAGCGGGTCCAGTCGATCAGGGTGTAGGTCAGCCACATCAGCTTGGCCCCGCGCCCGCCGTGGCTGATGACGCCAGCGCCGGCCGCGTCGTCGATGGCCTTGACCGCATCGGCCACGGCCCGCCAGGGGGACAAGGCCCGCACGATCATCTCGGCCTTGGCCGCCACCTGTTCCAGGACGCCCCAGGGGAGGTACTCGATCAGCCAGTTCGTCCACTGGACGAGGCTGTAGGTCAGCCACATCAGCCGGGCCGCTGGCTGCTCGTGGGTCAGCACGCGCGCGCCCGCTGCGTCGTCAATCGCCTTGACAGCATCGGCCACGGCGCGCCAGGGGGCAAGCGCCCGCACCACCATGTCGGCCTTGGCGGAGACCTGTTCGAGCATTCCCACGGGCAGGTAGTCGATGAGCCAGTGCATCCACTTGACAAGGCCGTGCGTCATCCAGATCAGCCGCTGCGCCGCGCTCTCGATCCTTGTCCCCGCCACCTCGGCGATGGCCCTGACGGCTTCGGCGGCCGCAGACCAGGGGGCCAGCGCCCGCGTCACCGCGTCCGCATACTCGGCGGTGTCCTCCAGCAAGCCTGTGGGCAGATAGGTCTGGAGCCAGCGCATCCACTCCACCAGGCCGTGGGTCATCCAGATCAACCGCTGGCTTGCACTTTCAATTCTAACCCCAGACACCTCGACGATGGCGCTGATGGCGTCGCCCGCCGCCTTCCAGGGGGACAGCGCGGCGACAACCTGCTGGGCGGTGTCGGCCACGGCGTCGAGCAGCCCGCTGGGCAGGTAGTCGATCAGCCAGTGCATCCAGACGACGAGACCGTGCGTCATCCAGATCAAGCGCGTGGCCGCATCCTCGATCCGCACCCCGGCCACATCCACGATGGACGTGATCGTCTCGACAACCGCCTGCCAGGGAGCCAGGGCATCGACGATGGTCGCGCCGATCTCGGCGACAAGCGCCAACCGCTCCATGCCCACGCGCTGGGAGAGGCCGACCAGGGCGTCCACCAGCGAGCCGATCTCGTCGATCAGCGCGATAGCCTGCGCAGCGATGCCGCGCGTGCGATACCGGGCCAGCGCGGTGAAGGCGTCGATGGCCGTCTTGATGGGGGCGATGGCCTTGCCCACCCATTCCCCTAGCTGAGCCGCTCGCTCGGCGTTCTCCATCTCCCTGAACTGCCCCATTGCCCACATCAAGGCGCTCAACTGCTCCACGATGTGAACGATCAGACCGTGCAACGGGACGGGCTTGAACTTCGCCAAAGCGGTGAAAGCCTCGACCATGGCCTTGAGAGGGGCGATGGCCTTGACAACCCACTGGCCTAACTCGGCGGCCTGCTCGGCGTTCGCCATTTCCCTGAACTGCCCCATCGCCCACATCAGGGCGCTCAACTGCTCCACGATGTGAACGATCAGGCCGTGCAGGGGGACGGGCTTGTACGCAGCCAAGGCAGTGAAAGCCTCGACCATTGTCTTGAGAGGGGCAATGGCCTTGACGACCCACTGGCCTAACTCGGCGGCCTGCTCGGCGTTCGCCATTTCCCTGAACTGCCCCATCGCCCACATCAAGGCACTCAACTGCTCGACCAGGTGGACGATCTGGCCGTGCAGATCGACCATCCGGTAGCCGGCCAGCGCGTCCAGGACGTCGATCAACGCCTTGAGCGGCGCGACGGCCTTCCCGATCCACTCGCCCAGCATGGCCGCCCTTTCGGCGTTCTCCGCCTCCCAGAACTGGCCCATCGCGTACATCAGCGAGCTCAGCTGGCGGATCACGCCTGCGATCTTGGCGTCCAGGTCGACCAACTGGTACTCGGACAACGCTGTGAACGCCCGGATGGCCGCGGTGAAGGCGTTCAGGATCGAGGAGGCTGCGTCACTGACTTGCTTCACCGCCTCCGGCGTGGAACCCTGGATACCGGACAGCAGACCGGCAACCAGCATCTCGCCAAGCTCCATCATCAGCAAGGACGGCGAGTGGATGCCGAAGAATGACCACAGCGGCTGGGGGATGACCCGCTTGGCCCAGCCCACGATCCAGTTCTTGAACTCCTCGACCTTGGACTCGATGCCGCGGCGCAGGCCCTCGACCAGATCCCGGCCCACCTGCCAGAGGAACTCGATCCAGTTGACCGCCCCGCGCACGTTGTCGGCGACAAAACGGGACACGGTGGTCAGGGTCTCGCCGGCCTTGGCGCTGATGCCGCTGAGCAGGCCGGTGATCAGGTCCTTGCCCTTCTCCGGTAGCTCCTCCAGCCACTTGATGGTCTCCTTGGCCGTGTAGATCACGCCCTCGATCCAGTCCATCAGCCGCTGCACCTGCTCCGGAGCGTTCTCGTAGAGGGCTTCCCAGAAGGATTGCAGGCCCAACTGGACGCCCGCCCAGACGGCATCCCCCAGCCGGGCCGCGGCAGCGATGACCTGGTTGGACTCGCCGTCGCCCTCCCCGCCGAACAGGCCAGAGAGCCAGGCCACCAGCTTGCCCACCAGCACGGGCAGTTGGTTGAACAGGAAGTCCAGCGCCTTGCCCAAAAACTCGCCCAGCAAGGCCCCGCCCTTGTCGGCCCAGCCGGGGTAGCGCTGGGCAATGGCGTCGATAATCTGGGCAAACAGGCCCTCGATCCACGTGGCGATCTGGCTGGCCCAGGTGGGCAGGTCGGCAAGCAGTTGTGATAGTAACTGTGAGAGCCACTGCCCGATGGCGGCCAGCGCGTCGGCCGTCATCTGCTGGCCGCCCGTCTGCCACCAGTCCACCAGCCCATACCACAGGTCGCGGGTGTAGCGGGCGATCTCGGCGGCCAGGCCCTGCATCACGTCCCACAGGGCCGCGCCGATCTCGGCCAGCGCCCTGCCCAGGGCTTCCAGGGTGCCCAGGACGATCTCCCCGCCGCCGTCGTTCCACCAGTCCACCAGCCCGCGCCACAGCTTGCCGATTGTCTCCAGCAGGCCGCCGCGGGCGTTCTCGCTGAACTGCCCGAAGCCGCGGATCACGTCCGCCAGCCACTGGCCGATGCGTTCGATGGTGCCGGTGACAAGCTCGCCGCCGCCCGTCGCCCACCAGTCCTTGACGTTGGCCCAGAGTTGTCCGACCCACTCACGCACCTGCTGGCCCCACTCGTCGGCCTTGCCACGCAGGTCGGCCAGGATGCCCGGCACGAACTTGCCGAACTCGTCGCGCGCTTGGGCGATTGCGCCCGACAGGCCGCCCTCCTGGAAAGCGCGCTGTATCCGGCTGAAGACGCCCTCGATCAGGTCGCCGATGGTCTGCAACGTCTTGACCGTCTCGAAGTCCACGCCTAGCGCCATCAGCAGGCCGGGGACGCCGCCCATCTGGAAGGAAAGGGCGATCTTCTGCACCCGCTCCAGCGCGCCGCCCACCTTCTCGCCGATGGCGTCGCCGATCTCGCGCAACCGTTGGAGGGTCTCAGGGCTGGCGAGCTTGTCCACGAAGTCGGCCACATAGGGCTGGATGGCCTGGAAGGTGCCGGTGAAGAACTCGCGCAGGCCGATCTTCTTCAGGTCGCTCAGGGTGGAGGTCAAGCCCTGCCACGTCCGGGTCTGCTCCTTGGCCGCGCCGCCGAAGTCCTTCTCGAAGCTCTCGACGATGGCTTTGATCGCCTTGTCGGCCGGGATCAGCCCCTGCTCCTGCATCTTGACAAGCTCTTGGGTGGTCACGTTGAAGGCGTCGGCCAGGATCTTGCGCACGTTGACGCCTGCGTTGGTCAACTGCAAAATCTCCTGCCCCGCCAGCTTGCCCTTGGCCTTGACCTGCCCCAGCGCCAGGGAGATCAACTCGACCTCCTTGGTGGTGCGCCCCGTGCCGGCTGCGTAGTCGGTGGTGGCCTGCACCAGCCGTTGCAGGGAGATTTCGGCATCCACCTGCTCCTGGGTCAGCTTGCCCGTCTCCACGGCAGCGGCCAGCGCCTGCTCGGTGACGAAGCCGTAGGCGGCCGCGGTGCGCATGGCCTGCTGCACCCCCTCCTCGTCGAAGGGGCTGTTGATGTTCAACTGCTGCTGCCAGTGCAGTAGCTCCTGCGCGATCTCCGCCGACCGCCGCTTGGCCTCAGCCTCGTCCAGCACGACCTCGGTGGAGCGCTGCACGATGTCCACGTACTGGCCCTGCTTGCCCTCCAGGTTGGCAATCGCCTGGGCCGTGTCCTCGTAGCGGTCTTGCAGCTGCGCCATGCGGGCGGCGTGGGTCTGGACGGCCAGCCCCTCCTCGCCCCAGCGCTCCACCAGCTGGCGGTGGCGCTCGGCCTCCTCCTGCAGTTGGGCCGCGTACAGGTCGCGCTGGCGCATCAGGTCGCCCAGCTTTTCGATCTCCTGGGCCGATAGCTCCACCCGCCGCTGGCCGACGACCAGGGTCTTCTCCAGCGTGGCGGCCTCCATCAGGTCGCGCCGGGCGAGGGTCTCCAGGGAGAGGGACAGCCGCTCGTAGTTGCCGTAGGCGTTGAACGCCTCCTGCGCCAACCCCTTGAAGCCGTTGATCACGGCGGGGATGGCCTGGGCGACCAGGAAGCCGGTGGCGGTCTCGGCGATGCGGCGCAAGGACGACGACGCGCTGCCCGCCACGTTGCGGGCGGTGGCGTCCACCTGGGCCATTTTTGACTGGTAGTCCCTGGTGTCGGCCCCCACCGAGAAGTACATCGACCCGATCTGGATCGCCACGGCCTACTCCTCAGACGCCGCGCTGGCGAAGCCGCGCAAGTCCCCGCAGCGCCAGCACTTGACGACGATGTCGGCCTCGTCCAGGTCGCACTCCTGCACGGTCGGCCGGCCGTCGAACAGGCGGGCGTGGCAGCTAGCGCAGCGGATCGGGACCAGCCTGAATACGCGCCTGGTGCGCGGCGATGCGTTGTTCAAGTTCTTCACGGAGTCCATCGGATGATCTCACGCCTGGGGTTATGTTGGCAATGACAGGGGTGGATGGTCGGGCCGCGCGCTGGCCCAACGCGCCCACGAGATCCTCGCGCAGCGTGTCCAACTGCTCGCCCCGCTCGCCGGGGTGGGCGGCGACGGCGGCGGTGCGCAGGCGGCGCAGGTCCTCGGCGGCCTCGATCTTGCGGATCGCATGGGCCAGGGCAAAGAAGCGGCTGGCGGGCATGGCAAGGGCGGCTTCGGCGGTGTAGCCCGGATACCAGTGCAGGAAGCGCGCCAGCATCCAGGCCACGTCTATTCCCCCGGCTCGTCGCTCCCGGCCTCGGCGTTGTCGGGGGCGACCGAGGCTTGCAGCGCCTGGGCCACGGCCATCAACTCCTCAAGCTCCAGCCCGCCCACCGGGAAGCCCGGCAGCACGACGCGGATCAGGTCTTTCAGGCGGGAGAGCATCGCCAGCTGCCGGCCGCGGTCGGCCTTGCCCTCGGCCTCCTCCCGGCTCATCGCCTCGAACTCCTGCTCGATCTCCATGATCTCCAGGAAGGCGTCCAGGTCGAGGCGGCGAATGGCGTGCTCCACGCCGTCGAAGTCCACGATCACCGGCGTGGTAATGGATTTTTCAGCGCGGGACTGCTGAAGGTTCAGTACGATCCTCTTGGGCATCGTCGTATCTCCATGCTCTTATGAATGTAAGTCTATGAAGGGCCGTCAGGGCGGCTCTTGGGTCTTCTACTTGCCAATCTCGATGAAGCCGGGCAGCTTCTTGGGGTCGGTGGTGGTGTACAGCCCGATGAAGGTCACGGGCAGGGTCGCCTCCTTGGCCTTGCTGAAGGCGATGCTGTCCACCTCGACGTAGCACACCGGCAGCGTGATCTTGACCGGCTTGTTGTCGTTGCGGGTCAGGCCCAGCAGGGTCACGTTCTGCAACTCGACCGGGGCGTTCAGCACGCCGCCGCCGAACTTGTAGCTGGACCCGCTGGAGTCCGCGCCCAACTCGGCCAGGATCACAGACAGGTTGGTCCAGCCGAACTCGGCCAGGGTCGCCTTCAAGCGGAAGAAGGCGTTGCTGACCTTGCCGGTTCCGGCCAGTGGCCCCAGCGCCTGCGCCAGGTCGGGGTAGTAGTGCTCAGCGCCCCACTCGACCTGGAAGTCGCCCTCGGTCGCGCCCAGATCGACTGCGCCGACCGACATGTAGCCGTTGGTGCCGTAGAGGATGTTGTTGCTTGTGGCAGCAGAGATACCGCCCATGTCGTCACTCCTTGCTCCAGATGTCATAGAGCAGGGTCATGGCCCTGTCGCCAGCTTTGCGCCACGTCCAGTCGCGCTCGACGACCGCCGCGGCCCGCTCGCCCAGCGCGTAGGCGTCTTCTCGGTGGGCGTAGGCCCAGCGCAACTGCTCGACCGCGGCGTCGAAGTCGGGCTGGTGGAACCAGGCGTCGTGCCGGAAGCGCGCCCGGTAGAGCGGCGCTTGGCGCAGGTCGGTGCAGGGCACCAGCAGCGTCGTCTCCTCGCTGAGGTAGTCCAGCATCCCGGTGTTGGCCGCGCAGATCACCGGCAATCCCGTCGCCATGGCCTCCAGCGGCATCAGCCCGAAGCCCTCGCCGCTTGAGAGGTAGAGCAGGGCGTCGCCCGATTGCAGCCAGGCCACCAGGTCGAAAGTGCTCCAATCGACCTTGCGCACGATCACGTTCTCCAGCCCCGGCATGGGGCCGTCCTGCGCGGCTGTATCGTCGGCGTTGACCTTGATCTCCAGCACGGCGTCGGGCAGGTTGGCCGCGGCGAAGACCTTGGCCGCGGTCAGCAGGTTCTTGCGCGAGATCAACCCGCGGCCCCAGGCCAGCACGCGGAAAGGCCCGGAGCGTCCGCGGCGGGAGACGGGGCGGAAGATGGCGGTGTCCACGCCGTAGCCGCCCACCAGCACAGGTCGCCGCACGCCGCTCTCCACGAACAGGTCGGCCACCCATTGGCTCGGCGCCCACACCCCGCGGCTGCGGTTCATCACGTCCACCCAATCGGGCGGCGCGGGGGACGCCTCGTACATGGTGTGGAAGACCAGGTCGCGGCGGATGTCGGGGCCGATCAGCCACGACCAGGGCAGGCCGACCACCACCGAAAGATCGTAGCCGAAGCCGGTCACGATCTCGGCCCCGGCCTGCTCCAAGGCCCACTTCAGCATCTGGCCGATCACGCCGTAGCCGAAGGGCTGGCCGGGCTGGGCCACGGAACCATAGGCGATCCTCATGCTCATCTCCTGTAAGTCTAGGTTGGTACTGGTCCCGGTTCTGGTTCTTCAACCTGCACCGGCGTCTCCGATACTCGCACGCTGGCCCGCACGATCCAGCGGTGCCATAGGGTGTCCGGCTCGCGCAGGTAGAGCGGCTCGGTCAGGACTTCGCCGGGGCCGACGTATACGTCGCCCATGCTTGTCGTTATCTTCATAACCGCAGAGCGGTGCAGCAAGCCGCAGAGGGTGTCGGCCACGTCTCTGGCCTCCTCAGCCGTCCTGCCATAGCACCAGAAGGCCAGGGCCTGGTGGATCACCGGCAGGTCGAGGGCGCGCCCGCCGCCATCAGGCAGGGCCAGCGCGGTCGGGCTGGGCTGCCAGCCCGCGGGCAGTTCCAGGCCGTGCAGGGCGACCCCGGCCGGCAAGAGCGGGTGCAGCCAGGCGATGGCCGCGGCCAGGCTGTCGGTGGTCTTGCTCATTCGGGCAGCCAGGTGGCCGACACGGGCGCGTTGCCGATGCGGGCGTAGCCGCGCTGGTACTGCTCGACCCAGCGCATGGCGGTGGTGCGGGCCAGGTGGGCAAAGTCGCGCTGCGCTAGCGTCATGGCCGGGAACAGCCAGGGGTAGCGGTAGTGCGTCCCTGCCTTGGTCGTCCAGCCCATTTCGAGATACAGCCCGTAGTCCAGGTCGGTCGAGACCGCCGTCACCCAGGAGAGGCCCGTGGGCAGGCCCTCGAACAGCAGGTCGCCGCCCCAGCCCTCAGTTACCTTGAGGCTGTCCCGCAGCGCCCCGGTGTCCACGTGGTCAGACCCAGGCCGGTGCGGGTGGGGGCCGGGGCCTTTGCCGGGGGCGACGTTCTCACGGGCGTATTTCAGCCCGCGCTCCGCCGTGTTGCGCGAGATGCGGGCCGCCAGGCTGTCCGACCCGCGGAAGGCGCGCGGCGCGATGTCGGTGGAGGTCAGTTCGACCGTGACCTTGATCATCGCACGACCACCTGCAGGTGGGGGGCCAGGAAGACGTGGTAGGCCAGCAGCAGCGCCGCAGCGGCCAGCACAGCCAGCGCCAGCGTGCGCCGGGGCAGCACCACGGCGCGGTTCAGGCCGTCCAGCTTGGCCTGGATGGCGATCACCTGCTGCTCCAACAGCGCGATGCGGCCGTTAAGGAACACAGGCGGCTCGAAGTTGGGGGTGCGGGCGCGCATGATCTCGGCGCTGTGCAGGTAGGCTTCCCAGTAGTCCGCGCCCAGGGCCAGGGCAGAGTAGAAGGCCACGGCCCAGTCGATGGCGGTCTGGTCGCCCACCTCGATGCGCCAGCCGATGGCCCGCGGCACGACGCCCGCCCGGTACAGCCCGGCTGCGATCACCACGCTGGCGCAGGTGTTGAGCAGCACAAGCTCCACCGCCGACGAGCGCAGCGCCATCTCCAGGTACTCGTCGTCAATCGGCCCGTCGCTGGCCTGCAGGCTGTCCACGCAGCCGTGCCCGGCGAAGTGGACGATCTGGTAGCGGCTGCTGGCGATCTCCTTGAGCGCCTCGCGGCCCGTCACGTAGCCGCGCAGGACGTTGACCCGAAACCCTTGCGCCGCGGCCAGCAGGTCGGCCACGGTGTTGAGGTCGCTGTCGGGGGCGATGAGGAGGATGCCGTCGCTCATTGCACGCGTTTCAACTCCAGCTTCAGCACGTCGCCCGCGCCCGCCATGTCCACGACGCGCACGATCTCGAACGGCCCGGCGTCCAGCAGCGTCCCATCGGGGCGCAGAACGTCCACCACGCGGTGCAGGCTCTCCGGGCTGGGCGCGCTGCCCTGCTCCACCAGGGAGACCGGCGCGTCGCCGTAGGCGATGTACAGGTAGTCGGTGGCTACCATCGTCCCTGCCTTGCCGCCGCCCACGATCTCCGTGATGGTCGCGCTGTCCAGCCGCTGGATGCGGCAGCGGACGGAGACTATCGCGGCGGGCGGGTCGAAGTCCACGGTCGTGCCACCGGGGTGGTAGGGCGAGCCGGAAGATACCAGCCGCCCGCGCTGGACGGTGCAGGCGTGGCCGTGCAGCTCCTCGACGCCGATCATGGCTGCACCCTACTGTAGCCGTCGATGCGGGTGACGAACGTCGCCATGGCCGCGCTGGACCTGCCTTGCCGCTCCAGCCGGTCGGCCAGGTCGAGCCACTGCCTGACCATGCCGCCCAGGTCGCGCTCGTAGTCGCCTTCCCGCAGCCGCAGGGCCAGCTTGTTCTTGTTGGCGGCCACGGCCCGCGCCGCGGCGGCTGCGGCCAGGTAGACCGCGCCGTGGGCCTGCAAGAACCACTCGATCTCGGCGTCCTGAAAGAGGGCGGTGGCGGCGTTGGTGTCGCCGATCAACAGCCGCACCTGCTCCAGGTCGGTCCCGACCGCGCCGGTGTAGGTGAAGGCCATCAGCGCCCGTCCTCATAGAAGACCGTCGCCTTGACCGCGCCGGCGATGGCCCCACCAGCCGCCGCCACCGTCACCCGGAGGTTGCCGTGGAATGGGATCGCGATGACCGAGTTGGCGATGGCGGCGTTGGCGGGGCTTACTGCGCCGGCCCGCGGGTAGTACCAGCCGTCCGAGTTGCTGTCGCTTACGGTTATGATCGTAAGCGCAGGGCCGGCAGGGTTGGCGCAGGAGACCACCACGTCCGTGCCCGCGGCCGCGCCCGGATCGTAGTCCAGGCCAACCGCCAGGATCTGGCCGGAGCGGGTCACGGTGTCGGTGGTCGTCCCGTTGCCGTCAGGGGCGCTGTTGACCGAGAGGGTCACGAAGTCCAGGGCCATGATCCGCCTACGGCTTGCTGGACGCGATCCAGCGCCAGTTGGAGTAGCCGAACGAGAAGCGCATGTAGGCCCGGTACTTGGCGACGAAGGTGTCGAAGTCCTCGGTCTGGCCGAACTCCAACGGGATGCGGTCGTACCACTTGAGGAAGCGCTTCATCAGGCGGCTGTCCACCAGGAACCAGCGGGTGGCGTCGGTCAGGTAGTCCCACACGATCACGTTGTAGCGGTTGCGGTGGAAGTTGCCGGTCAGGTTGGGCGAACCCGGCTCGTAGATCGAGGGGGTCTGCACGATCTTCCAGGCCGTCTCCTCAAGCTCCGGGGGCACCAGCAGGGTGTCGGGCTGCACGTTCGCCAGGTTGCCGCGGTCGTCCGTCCACTCGCGCATGGCGGTGCGCACGGTGGAGAGGTTGGCGTTGGACAGGGCCAGGTTCCAGGTGTTGCCCTGCACCGCGCTGTTGGACGGCGAGAGGGGGTGGCTGGCTGAGATCAGCGGCACGCCGTCGTAGCCCGCGGCCGTGGCGGCGTAGTTGAACAGGCTCGCCCCCTTGACCTCCCGCGTGCGGAAGGCGGAGCGGCCCAGGTCGGTGGCGCGGTCGCGCATCACGTCGTACTGGTTGTCGTCGTACAGGGTGCGCTCGATCTGGAAGCCCTTGGCGAACTCGGTGTGCCGCCAGATGGCCGGCCACAGTTGCTCCGGGCTGTCGTACTCGACCCGCCCCTCGAACTCAGGGAACAGCCCCATCGAGCCGATGCCCTGGTCGGTCTCACTTGCCTTGCTGGAGGTCTTGACCGAGTACAGCAGCGGGATCACCGAAGGGATCATGCTGTACTCCTCCCAGAAGACCTCCGTTAGCCCAGGGGCCAGGAGCGCCCCAAAGTGCTCACTGATTGCGATGCCAGGTCCAGCCATCGTCTTATCTCCTTGCACTTACGATCATAACTGCATGACCATCAGGCGGTCAGGTAGTGGGACGCCCGCGCGATGCGCACCAGCGTGCGCTCGGCCGCGCTGGACGGGGCGACGACGATGAGATCGGCGTTGACCGAGGCGGCCACGCCCATCCCGCCCGCGGCGATGTCCAGGGTCGCGCCGGCCAGGCGGGCGTTGGCGTCGTCCACGGCGTAGACCGCGTCCGGGTCCACGATGGCCTTGATCGACAGCGCGCCGTCCGCGCCGCCCGTGTTGTTGGCGGCCTCCAGCGCGATGCCGACCAAGGCCGCGTCGTTGGTGGCCGCGCCGTCCACGTAGCCGCTCTCCAGGTTGACAAGCTCGCCCAGTGAGATCACCGCGTTGGCCTTGACCGGCAGGTCGTAGATGGTCGGCGCGCCGCCCGCCATCCGGTAGGCTAATGCAAAGCCCATACTCTCATGCTCCTTGTGTACTCATGGGTCACGCCTGCGAGAGCCTCTTGGCGTAGGCTTCGGGCGAGACCCCCAGCGCCTTGGCCGCCCGCTCCTGCGCGGGCGTCAGCTTGGGCAGGTCGCTCTCCTGCCCTCTGGCTTCTCCGTCGATCCTGGGGGCGGCGGGCTTGGCGATGTAGTCGGGCCGCTCCTTCGCCAGCGCCTCCAGCGCCTCCCGGACGCCCACCACCGCGCCGCTCTCGTCGATGGCGGCGGCGGAGAGGTCGGCCAGGCGGTGGATGTCGCCGGGGTACTTGAAGCTCATGGCCGCGGCCAGCGCCGTGACCTCGGCGCGGAGGAGCCGCTCCTGCGACTGCGCCAGCGCCTCGTCGCGCGCCCGCTCAGCCGCGGCCACTTTGTCCTCCAGCGCCTTCAGGTCGGCGGCCAGCCGCTCCTTCTCGTCCATCTGGGCGCGCTCGATCTCGTCCAGCCGGGCGGCCCGCGCCTTCAGGTCGTCGTAGTCGGCGTATTTGGCCTTGACCCGCTCGATCCGCTCCTTCACGATGCGGTCGATGTCGGCCTGGGTGAAGGCGGGGGCGGGCTGGGGGGCATCGGTCTCGGTCGGCTGGGTGTCAGTGTCTTCTGGCATCTCTGATCCTCGCTTGCCGTGATTGACCGCTCACGTGGGCGTCTGTTGGGACTCTCGCTCCGTCAGGAGAACGACCTTGCTGGACTGGCAGAACGGGCAGCGGTCGCCCTGGTTGGCCTTCGTGACCGCGGCGGCCGCGGGCGTGGTCGCCCTGACCTGGATCGCCCAGGTGAGACCACACCACCGGCAGCGGGCCAACTGTTGCATCGCCATGTCGCCAAAAACAAAGTGCGCCGGGCCGCAAATGGCGTACCCGACGCACTCAGGAGGGAGAAGCTATTGCGCCCTCCACAGGGGAGGGACTTGGATCGATACGAACAGATGTACTATAGCATAGGGCGGGGCTTTCGTCAAGCGGTTTTCGGGTTTTTCGCGAAGTTCATGCGTGATGTCAAAATATGATATAGATCATTGTGGAATGGGCGGGAGTGTAGTACAATCTGCGCAAGGGTCATGGAACCATCACGCAACTTCGACCTTCGCCTATCAGGCACCCTCGCCGCCGTCAGCGTCGAAGTCATCGACTCCCCTGCCGGCCAGACCCCCGCGGCCGCCATCCTGCCCTGCACCGTTAGCCCTCAAGCGCTTGAAGACCTGCGAGACTCGGCACCAGGGATAGACCTGAAAGCTATCGGTAGCGCTCTCTGGCGGTGCGCGTTCGGTGCGCCCGCCGTGGCGGAACTGTGGCGTGCCAGCAGGGCTGGTGTGGGCGATGAAGGTATCCTGCGTCTGCGCCTGACCATTGACGCCGCTGAATTGGCCGCGCTGCCGTGGGAATTGCTTTACGACGAAACGCTTGGTCGCTTCCTCGCCCTGGACGGTCAGACGCCCGTCACTCGCTTCACGCGTCTTCCAATCTCTTCGGCCCCCTGGCCGCAGGATCGCCCTTTGCGCTTACTGTTCACTGGGGCGTCACCATCGGATATGTTCACCTTGAGGGTCGGTCAGGAATGGGAAGGGATTGAGCAGATGATTGCGCCCCTGGTGAAGCAAGGAAGATTGGAAGTCCCCGATCCGCTCCCTGAAGGTGCAACGCTTTCCTCCCTGTTGGCCGCCCTTCGCCGCAAGGTGGACGTCTGGCACTTCGCTGGACACGGAACTGACAGCGGTCTGGTCTTCTGCAAAGATCACAGCAGGTCACACCCGGTGGACGCTGGAGAGTTGGGCCAAATGCTGCTTGGCGAAGGGGTGCGGCTGGCCGTGATCAACGCTTGCCGGGCTGGCGCGGGTGGTGGGCAGGCGGCATCGGTGGCCGGCGCGTTACTGCGGGCAGGTATCCCGTCTGTCGTCGCCATGCAGGCGGATGTGTCCGACACGGCAGCCGATGCGTTCGCTGGAGCTTTCTACGACGCCATTGCAGTTGGGCAGGGCGTGGATCAGGCGGTGACGGCGGCGCGCAAGGCGATCTGGGCGGCTGGGACGAGCGAGTGGTGGACGCCTGCCCTGTTCATGCGCACGCCGGAAGGGCGTATCTGGCGCGTGCTGGTGAAGACCGTGACCGAAGCCCGCGCCAGAGAACTTGCCTACCTGGATGGTGTGATCGAGAAGTACAAGTACTGGGCTGAGAAGTACACGCCACTGGCTGGGGTTGCGGAGGTGCGGGTTGCTGCCGCTGACAGCCATCAGTTGGACCTACCGGATCCGTTCATACCCGTTGGCTTCGAGAAGCTGGTGGAGCATGGCTTTGGCGCGGAACCACGGATAGAGCGGGTACCGGTGAACGACCTGCGCAAAGCTGTTGCCAAGTACATGCGCTTAGTAGTCCTAGGGGAGCCGGGATCAGGCAAGACCACCACCCTCTGGCGGCTGGCCTACGATTTCGCCGTCGCCGCCCGCCGGGATCCACAAGCGCCCTTGCCATTGTTGGTGCCGTTGGAGGCTTACTCTGGGCCTGAGAGCGCCCTTGCCTATGCCCAAGGCTACTTCGAGGAGCTTGGCCCTCACCTGCCAACCTATCTGCGCAGCAAGCGCGTGATCCTGCTACTCGACGCGCTCAACCAGATGCCACAGATCGACCGCACGGATCGGGTGGAGCGAATTCAGGCGCTGCTCGACCAGTACCACGACGTCTCCGTGGTCGTCACGTGCCGCGCGTTGGACTACGTGGAGACGCTCAAGCTGGAAAAGCTGGAGGTCAAGCCGCTGAAAGTAGGGCAGCAGCGCGCCTACCTGCATCGCTACCTTGACAAGTGGGACAAGTTCGCAGGGGAAAAGCTGTTCTGGCAGTTGTGCGGTGGGGAGGAGATCGCCGACCTGTGGCAGAAGTGGCAACTGGCAGGCGGAACATGGAAGCAGTTTTGGACAGCGCCTGACATCCCGCACGATGTTCGGTTGTCGCTCCATTATGCGGACGCCGAAATGTGGCGCGTGATGCGCAAAGACGGCCCGCCGCCCCTGCAGGCTTTGGGGCGCAACCCGTTCATGCTGGTGATGCTGGCCCAGGTCTACGTAGCGAACAAAGGCGTCCTTCCGCAAAACCGTGGGCGGTTGTTTGCCGCCTTCGTGGATACCCTGCTGAGGCGCGAGGAGAAACACTGCGATCCCTTGATCTGGCCAGGAGCAGACCCCTTGCGTCGGGCGATGACTTCCTTGGCCTACGCCATGCAGACCGCCGGCGAGTTTGGGACTGCAGTTGATGCCGGGTGGGCGGCCAAACAGATGGCACAGCAAGGGATCGATGGAGACAAGGTGGTCTACCTGTGCGCCAGCGCGAGCTTGCTAGACATCTCCAATTCGCAGGTGCGCTTCGTGCATCAATTAGTGCAAGAGTATTTCGCAGCGCTGGCGCTGGCAGAACGACTTCAGCAGGGTGACGACTTGCGTCAGTATTGGTCATGGTCAAAGGGCCAGTCAGAGCCCTTCACCTTTCTTATCAGGTTGCCAGATTTTGACCCACAATTGGAGCTTCTGCTATTGATATCCCTTCGGCTTCAGTATGATCATGGTCTGAACAAGCATTCGTCAACAGACTGGGCGCAACCTAGCGGCTGGGAGGAGACTTTCATTCTGCTGGCAGGGATGCTCCCCACGATGACGCCATTGATCGAGCAGTTACTACCGGTCAACCCTGCGCTGGCCGCGAGGTGCATCGCCGAGAGCGGCGGCGAGCGGCCTTCAATGGCGACGATCCGAGAGGTTCAGGACAGGTTGGTCGGCGTCATTACCTCCTCCCAATCGTCTGTGCTGGAGCGCAACGCGGCAGGGGTGGCTATCAACCATGTGGGTGACCCGCGTCGCGGCGTAGGGTTGTATGCGGATGGCCTTCCTGACATCGAGTGGGTGTTCGTGCCTGCGAAAGACCCTAAGAGCGGGCGCGAGGAGTTCATCTACGGTGACGAGTGGAAAAGTAACCGCGAGGTGCGCACTGAGCGTGATTTCTGGATCGCCCGCTACCCAATCACCTACAGCCAGTTCCAGGCGTTCCTGGACGCGCCTGACGGGTTCCGTATCCCACACTGGTGGGATGGGTTGGCTGCGTCACCTGAGCACCATAGAGATGCAGGCGAGCAACGGTTCAAGCACTGGAACCATCCGCGTGAGAACGTCAGTTGGTATGACGCGGTCGCGTTCTGTCGCTGGCTGACGGAGAAGGCCAAGGGACATCCCAATCTGCTGCCGGTTGAACTGAACCGTGGCCGCGACTGGAAGATCACGCTGCCCACAGAGTGGCAGTGGGAGAAGGCAGCGCGCGGGCACGATGGCCGACAGTTTCCCTGGGCAGGCGAATATGAAAGGGGAATCTATCTTTCCGGCTCTATGGCTGGAGAGCTCTTCTTAGACAAGACAACCCCTGTGGGCATGTATCCGCACACTGAGCCCAACGACTCGCCATACGGTATCGCAGACCTGATCAGCAACGTGTGGGAATGGTGCCTAAATGAGTACTATAGCCCGGAAAACGTTCAGGAGAAAGGTACTGCCGATCGCGTCTTACGGGGCGGTTCGTCGGACATGAACCATGACTTCCAGCCTGCATACTTGCGCAACCCTTATTCCCCAGATATGGGGAACCGTACTATTGGGTTTCGAGTGGTAATAGTTGGCAGTACCCGACAGTTCTTAAGCCCTAGTCACGATGTACGTAATGGGCGGATGTGAGCTATGCCAGTCTTATTTCAGCCTGCAACCCACTATCCGATCCCTCATTCAGGGTAGTGGCCGAGACTCACTGCGTCTGATCTGCTCCCAACGCCCCTAGCGCCCCCACGCTGATCTCGTTGACATGCACCTCCCCCTTGTGCCGGCTCTCGATCACCAGCTTGTCGCCCTCCAGGCGCGCGAAAGGCAGCCCACAGCAGGCGCAGCGGAGAATGATCGGCTCAGTCGCTGGGGTCTTGTCGTCTGGTCTTGGGCTTTCCATGCACCACCGCCACGGTGAACTGCTGGCCGTTCTTCAGGGAGACGCGCGCGCTGTCGTCGCTCAGGACTTCCACCCGCTCCGTGATGGGCATGCGGGATAGCTCGGCGAAGACGTAGCGGGCGAAGTTGTCGGGGGTCAGGTTGGGGACTGGCATCAGCGATACTCCTTTTCACAACGGCACAGGTTCAGGCCCTCGCAGGGAGGGCCGCCAGGGGCCGGCAGCGTGCCGATGGGCCGCCAGCCAAGGGCTGCCAGGTCGGTGCAGGGCGAGCAGGTGCCTTCATCGCCCACGGCGATGCGCCGCTCCTGCCTGCGCCCGCGCCGCTTCTCGTCGGCATCCCGCGCCTTCCAGTAGCCCTGGCGCGCGCCCATCGGGTACAGCCCGGCGCGCCAGAGGATTTGCGCTGCGCTCAGATTGCCGGCCGCAATGTCGCGGGCGAAGCCGTCCAGGAAGCGGTACTGCTCCTTCAGCAACAGCGTCACCCGGCGCCTGTCGGCGGCGGTCATGTTCTGCCACCCGCCCCGCGCCAGCGCCGTCTGTTGCAGGTACAGGCTTTTCAACTCCTGCGCCATGCCCCGCTCCCAAGCCGCCAGCCCGATCCTGCCATCCACCAGCGCCTGCGTCAGGCGGGCGATCTCCTGGGCGTGGGCGTCGATGCGCTCTTGGATCAGGCCCATGATCGTCGCGCGCCCGACGATGCGATAGGACGGCAGCGGGCCGTGGAAGCGGCCAGTGCGGCGGTCGTAGACGTACTGGTCAAGCTCGTAAAGCTGGACGCGGTAGGGGTCGGGTCTCATGGGGTTATCTTCATAACCGCATACAACTCGATCCAGGTGCCGGGGCAGGCAAAGCTCAGCACCGGCTCCATGCCTGCCAACCACGGCATCTTGGCCTTGTCGCCGGGGCCGATGGCGTAGAGGGCGTCGGGGGCAAGCTGGGGCAGGCGGTCGTGCGCCGCCAGCCACGCCACCGCCAGGTCGGCGGCCCCCGGCTCGCGGTCGCCGTACCAGCCGCCCGCAATCCCGGCCCGTTCCCGGTTCTGCATCACGTTGGCGACGGCCACCTTGGCCTCCAGTGGGCAGGCGGGGGCCTCGCCCGCGATGATCCTCGCCATCGCCAGGATGAGGAACAGCTTGGTCATGGCCGCGGCACCCCCGTCACCGGGCGGGCGTCCAGCAGGCCGGGCAGGCTGGCGTCCTCCCGCCACGCCTCAGCCGCCCGCGCGATGTCGGCCTGGTCGATCTCGGCCAGCGCCAGCAGGTCGTCCAGCGGCAGCGGCTCGCCCAGGTCTGCGCCCCGTCCCAGCCTTTCCGCCTGCTCGGCCAGGTCGGGGGCGATCAGCTTGCGGTCGGCCAGGGTGCGTAAGATGTTACTGCGCGCCATTCCTTGCCTCCTGCTGGGCGGCGGCGGGGTTCTCCCGCTCCATCCGCAGCGCCTCCTTGACCGCCTCGGCCTGCCGCGCCTTCTCGCGGCGCAGCATGGCGCGCTGGTCTTCCTCATCGATGCCCAACTCCTTCCACGCCTGCTCCTTGTCGATCAGCCCGGCCTTGAAGTCCTCGCGTAAGGTCGCCCTGTGCTCGGCCTCGTTGCGCACCTCGACCTCGGCCCACTGCGTGGAGAGGGTCAGGTCGTCCAGCGTGCGCCCGCCCTCGCCGAAGGCGTCGTCCAGGCGCAGGGCCAGGGCCATCACGTCCTCCCAGGCGTTGCCGAAGCCCACCGTGGCCGACTTGGCCTGCGCTACCAGCCCGCTCTCCCGCTCCTTGAGGCTCTCGCCCGACTCGCCCGACGCGTAGCCGACGAACAGGGAGAGGGGGCGGCGGGTGACGATGGCGACCGTCTTGCAGAACAGCCAGTAGGCTTCCAGCAGGGCGTCGATCGTCCCTGCCTCGATCTTGCCGAAGGCGGCGGCGGGGTCGGTGTCCTGCCAGAACGCGCCCGGCGCGACGTAGGGCCTGTCCACAAACGCGCCGCCCGTCTTGGTGTAGATGCCGAAGCCCTCCACGTCGGCGGCGGCCAGGATGTCCAGCACGGTCTTGTCCAGCGCCTTCTGCGGGCCGACCGCGTCGGCAAGCTCGGAGCGGCCCGTGCGCTTGTTGAGGAAGGGGATGACGGGGACGCCCAGCGGCTGGCCGGTGCGCGGGTGCGTCCAGGGCGTGGGCCAGGGGGAGCCGTACTTGACCCAGCCCGCCTCGCCATAGCCCTCGTCCGTCCCCACTGCCACGTACTTCTCGACCCGGTCGGCGAAGTAGAGGTTGAGGCGGCGGCGGGTGACAAGCTCGCCCTGCTCGTCGAAGTCCTCGCGCCAGCGCTTGCTGGCGAACAGCATCCGGCTGCCCGGCCTGCTGGACCAGTGGACCTTGACCCCCTCGTCGCCGTCCCATGCCTCGTTGTCGTGGAAGGCGGGGCGGGCTTGCTCGTCGTCCCACTCCACAATGACGAAGGACTGGCCGTCGCGGGCGGCGGCGGTGTAGACCTGCATCTGCGTGGCGTCCATGCGGTTGGCCTGCCACCACTGCCAGAGCAGGTCGTCGATCTCGTCGTTGCCCGACGCGAAGCCGGTCACCGCCAGCCGCTCCACAAGGCTGTCCACCACCAGCCCCATCAGGTTGACGGCGAAGGACGTCCCCGACGAGACGTTGAGGAACTCCTGCAGACGGTCGGTGAGCAGCGTGCCGTGGTCGCCGTCGTAGAAGGCGCGGTACTCAAGGATCTCGTCGGCGCGGGACGCCTGATCGGTCGCCAGCAGCTTGAGGTAGGCGCTGCGGGCGGGGTTGACGGGGCGGTTGGAGTAGATCGCCATAGCTTACCTTGTGGTTACAATCATAACGCCTTGCTCATGCTGGCCCTTGACACATTCGCCAGCTTGCTCAGCGCGCCGGAGCTTGCATCGACCTGGTCCTTGTACTTGCCGTTGGGGAAGGCGGCGAGCTCGTCCAGGTAGCTTGCGTTCCAGGGGGCGCGCACCAGCAGCACGTTGCCGGCCTCTCCTTGCGCGGCGAAGGGCTTGGCGCGCAGGGTCTTGTCGCCGCTGGGGCGGTCGGCCTTGACGTTGAAGCCGGCCAGGTTGCGGATGGTGGCCTTGACGCTGTCCAGCCCGCCCGACCCCGGCTCCTGCTCGACCCACACGTCCACCGCGCCGTAGCGGTCGCGGTCAAGCTCGGCGGTCTGGCGGATGGTGCTCTCGCGCTCGAACTCGCTCCACTGCCCGCGCACCACGTCCTCGACGAAGAACAGCCCGTTGTAGGCCCGCAGCATCAGCACGCCCGCGGTGTAGGCCCCGCCGCCCGCCGTGCCCGCCTTGTCCCAATAGCGCACGCGGAAGCCCTCGCGGGGGGAGGCGTCGGCCAGCTTGAACCAGCCGCGCTTGAACAGCGTGCCTTCGGGCGCGATGGGCGTGCCCTGGAACAGGCAGTACCAGGTCAGCGACCCCACCGTGGCGCGGATGCCCTTCATGCGCTCCAGCGGGTAGCGCTCCGGCCAGAGGGCGTCCCCCTCCCGCATCCCCGGCGTGTCCACCACCGCGTGGCCCAGCTTGCGCCAGTCGTCGCGGAAGCGGGCGATGCCGTCCTCCCAGACGGCCGGGAAGTGCAGGATCGTCCAGGCCTCCGCGTCCTCGCCGGTTTGTGCGATCAGCTTGCCGATCAGGTCGTCCTCGTGCCAGCGGGTGGCGATGACCAGCACCGAGCCGCCGGGGTGCAGGCGGGTGTAGGCGGTGGTGGTGTACCAGTCCCACAGGTTCTCGCGCACAAGCTCGCTGGAGGCCTCGGCGTCGTCCTTGATCGGGTCATCGATGATCAGCAAGTCAGCGCCGTGGCCGGTAATGCCCGTGCCCACGCCCGCGGACAGCAGGCCGCCCGCGTGGCCGTGGACGTTCCAGGCGTCGGTGGCCTTGCTGTCGGTCGCCAGTTGCAGCTGCGGGTAGAGGGCGCGGAAGCGGTTGGTCTGCCACAGGTTGCGGCTGGAGCGGCTGAACTTGCGCGCCAGGCCGGAGCCGTAGGAGGCGATGATCACCCGCTTGTCCGGGTTGCGGGCCAGGAACCAGGCGGGGAAAAGCTCGCTGGTGGTCATGGACTTGCCGTGGCGTGGGGGCATGGTGATGATCAGGCGCTTGAGCGCGCCCGCCTCCACCTGCTCCAGGTAGCCGGTGAGCACGGCCAGGTGGCGGGCCTTGATGTAGGTGGGCTGGACGTACTGGCAGAAGTCCAGCAGGCGGGATCGGGCCTCGCGCCGTCGCAGTAGCTCGCTAGCCGCTTCCTGTGGCGATGGCGGCGAGTTCGTCATCCGTCATGTCCTCGGCGGGCCGCTTGACGCGCTGCTCGACGATCTGGTCAGGCTCGCCCATCGCGCTGCGCTCCAGGCGGGCGGCGTCGAGCAGGTAGCGCAGCAGCAGGCCGGGGGACAGTTCGGCGGGCCGGAGCGTCTTGAGGCGCTCGATGGCCTTCTGCTGGAGGGCGCGGGCCTCGCTGGCGTGGCGGGCGTTCATGGCCTCGATCTCGCGCAGCCGCGTCTCCCTGGCTACCCTGTCCTGCTCGTCCTGCCACGCCTGCACCCGCTCCGGCCAGCGGAAATCGCTCGACCAGCGCTCCCACTGCCGTACTTTTGCCGTGCTTTCACCCACAACGGCAGCGCACACCTTGCGGATGCTGCGCTCCCGCTCCGGCGTGTCGCGGTAGGCGATGAAGGCGGCGAAAGCTTTGTCGCTCTCGCCCGGCAGGCGTTCCCAAAGTGCGTCCATGTCGTTAGAAAGATAACTGCAAGCCCGTCAGCCGCTCCTACACACCACCCGCAAGACCCCGCCCACCGCGTGGAAGGCAGGCCCCGACCTCGAAGGGTCGGCCTCGGAGCGTTTGGTCGGGCTATTTGACGGCGATCCAGCCGGCGAAATTCATCCAGCGCCAGAAGCAGTCGATCTGGCGGAAGCCGGTGACGGCCAGCATCTCCTCGTTCCAGCGGGCGGTGACGGGCACCAGCACGCCCTCCAGGCTCAGCCGCTTGCGCTCGATCTGCTCCTGGCTGTAGCCGTTGCGCGCTTTCAGCTTGTAGTAGATGTCCACCATGCGCGCGTCCAGGTCGGCGGTCGCGCCGATCACCTTCTCCACCAGGAGGAGGGCACCACCGGGAAGCAGGTGGCGGTAGATGTCGCTCATGATGCGCAGGCGGTACTCGATGGGGGTGAACTGGAGCGTCAGCACGCAGAGCGTGACGCTGGCGGAGACGTTGGGGAAGTCGGTGCGCAGGTCGAGGTCGCGGATCGAGACCACGCCCACGTCGATGTAGCCCTGGAAGCGGGCGCGGGCGGCGGCCAGCATGGGCGGGCTGACCTCCACGCCGACGAAGCGGTTGGTCGCGCCGAACTGGTCGATCAGCGCGGCCATCGCCTCGCCCCGGCTGCACCCCAAGTCCACGATGTCGGTCTTGGGCTGGCGGTAGGCGCAGGCCAGGTCGAAGCAGGCCTTGCGCATCACCTCGTACTGCGGGATCGACCGCGCCAGCATGTCGTCGAAGGCGTCGGTCACGTCGCTGTCGAACTGCCACTTGCCCTGGGGGAGGGTCTGGTCGGTGGTCATGGTGTCACCTATGCCTGCCGCTCGATCTGCTGCGAGCGGATGCGCTGCGGCTGGAAGTGCTCGACCACGCAGTCGACGGCGGCCTGCGGGTCGAAGGGCTTGCAGGAGAAGATGTCCAGGTAGATGTCGCCCGTGGCGTCCACGAAGTGCCCGACCACCGCGCTGGTCTCGATCAGCTGCACCAGCGAGAAGCCGGCTGCCTGCGGGTCGTGCTCGGCGAAGTGGGCCAGGAGGGGGTCGCCGTAGGCGCGCATGTCGATGCGGGTGAGCAGGTCGGCGCACCAGGCCAGGATCGCATCGCCGCTGCGCACCGCGTCCAGGCGGCCGCCCCGCACGTCCAGGAGAAGTTGCTGGCCCCACATGCTACACCACCAGATCCCGCACGAAGGGGGGCAGGACGAAGGCCGTCATCGCCACCTGCGGCGTGTACCAGCGGGTCGGGAAGGGCAGGTCGCGGAAGGTCGCGCCCGCCTCGTCCGTCGCCACCATGAAGCCGTGCTGGCCGCCTGGGAAGCAGGGGACGGTGACGAAGTAGGGCGCGACGTGGCCCCAGAACTGGCGGGCCAGGGCCAGGGCGCTGGTGGTCTCATGGGTCAGGAACCAGGGCGAGCCGATCTGCTGGCTGAGGAAGCCGCCCGGCTTGAGGCGGGAGGCAAGCGCGGCGTAGAAGCGGTCACTGCGCAGCGGCTCCGCCACCGTGCCCTCGGCGGGGTCGGTGAGGTCGACGACGATCACGTCGAAGCGCGTCTTCTCGACCTCCAGCCAGGCCAGGGCGTCGTCGTAGACCACCCGCACCCTGGGGTCGGCCAGGGCCGCGGCGTTGCCGAACCAGGCAGTCGCGCTCTCCACCACCTCGCGGTCGATGTCGATCATGGCGACGGAGCGCACGGACGGGTCCTTGAGCACCGTCGCCAGCGAGTAGCCGTCGCCCCCGCCCACGAGGAGCACGTCCAGGTCGCGGCCCGCGTGCAGGGCCAGGGGGACGAGACAAAGCGCCTCGTGGTAGACGAAGGCGTCAAGCTCGGTGGTCTGGATGATGCCGTCCAGCGCCATCACCTTGCCGAAGACGGCGGAGCGGAATAGCTCCAGGCGCTGGTAGGGGGTTTGGCGCGCCATGACGGGTCCCTCCGTCTCGATCAGCAGCGATTGGCCGGGGACGCAGGTCTCCTGGTACTCGACCGCGCAGTCGGGCCACTGCGCCTTCAGCCGGTCGGCAAAGCTCTGCACTGACTGGAGGCCACCGCAGGAGGAGAGGGTGACCGAGGCGTAGCGGTGCTCCGGCCAGGTGTGGATAGCGGCGTGGCTCTCGGAGAGCATGACCACGCCGCTCAGGCCGCTGCCGGTCTGGTAGAAGGGGAAGACGTGGTGGTGCGCGCCGACGATCTTCACCCCTGCGGTTGCGTTGACAACGGCAAGGAAGTCGTTCCAGACGCGCACGGGGTCGGCGAAGTCGCCGGCGAGGTGATAGACCCGGTTGACGGGCCGGAAGTCGTCGCTCATGCTAACCATTCGTCCTTGAAGTCGTCCCAGCGCAGCGCGGGCTTGAGCACGCTGGGGGTGTAGGACCCGCCTGCATAGATGCCCATCTCAGCCGCCAGGCGGTTGTAGATCGCGATCACCCCCTTGGCCTTGAGCGCGGCGAAGCGGGGGTGGGCCAGCAGGGTGTCGTGGTAGGCGCGCAGGCCGGAGTTGATCTGGTAGGGCGAGTTGGGGCGGTACCAGTTGCCCTGCCGCCAGTAGCTTTCAAAGGCCGCCACCGCGGGGTACTTCTGGAGCGGCCTGTTGGTCTCCGGCGTGGGGAACTGCTGCACCCACGCCCCCCAGGCGTCGAAGTCGTAGAAGTCCTCGACCGTCTTGCGGTACAGGCGGCGTCCCACGTCCATGATGTGGTAGTCGGAGTACTCCGGCTGGTGGCAGTCGCTCTGGCGGTTGTGGCTCATGGCCTGCCAGCCGAAGCGGTGGTCGTTGCGCATCTCCTGCGCGCTGGTGCGGAAGAACTGGTCGCCGGTCAGGCCGAACAGGGCGAAATCGCCCACGGCGGGGTAGGCGTAGCGCATGGGGTGGACGCACTGCACGATGGTCTTCTTGATGCGCGGGGCAAGCTCCCAGCGCACCGCGGCCAGCGTCCACAGCACGTCGTCCAGCAGCGCGTCGTCGTTGCGCGGCACCCCCACGACCTCGTGCTCCACGCCGAAGTGGGCGCAGATGGCGGAGGAGACGGCCATGTCGGTCGAGACCGTGTCGCCCAGCCCGAAGGTGACGCAGCGGGGCTTGACGCCCAGGTCGAGCAGGGCAAAGAGGATCGTCGCCGAGTCCACGCCGCCCGAGAGCATCAAGTCGGGGACGCCGTGCTGGTCGACCAGGAGCCGGGCGCGGCGCAGGAGGACTTTGCGGGCGACTGCCAGATCACTTGCGCTTATCATCGTAACGCCATGCGTCCAGGGCCACGACCAGGTCGGCCAGGGCGATGCCAAAGAGATAGACTGCGACGGGCGTCCCCTTGGGCAGCGCCGTCGAGGCCAGGTTCAGGAAGTCGGGGCAAGCGTCGTCCCAGGGGAACTCGTCCCGCCAGTGGCCCCGGTGCTGCTCTGGGTGGTCGGAGAGGGAGGGCAGGGCCTGCCGGAAGGACGGCCCCAGCCAGTAGCCGTCGTCCTGCGCCACGAACAGGGGGACGTTCGCCAGGTTGTCGAAGTCGGCGGTGTCGTTGCGATAGTTGTTGGTGGTGCAGGAGATGATGCAGGCGGCATCGGCCAGGACCTCCATCTGCGGCGTGGCGTCGCTCCACACCCTGACGCCGGGCATGGCCTCGGCCAGGGCGGTGGCGTTGCGCAGGCGGTTGCTTTTCGACCCGCGCACGATGAACTCCCGCACGCCCCACAGGTCGTGCAGCACCTGCGCGGTCAGCAGGTTGATCTTGCCCAGCCCCGCCAGCCCCACGGCCGTCTGCGGCCCGATCTCGGGCAGGAAGCGCTCGACCGCGATGGCCGCCATCAGGGCGCAGCGCAGGGTGGTCAGCCAGCCCGCGTCCACGACCACCACGTCATGGCCGCCGTCCGTAAAGAGCACGGTGGCCGCGCTCTGGATGCGCTCCGACTCGTTGACGTGGATGATTTTACCGCCCGACGCGATCTCCGGGATGTTGCCCAGCAGGGCGCTGGTACGCACGTCCGAGAAGTCCTCGCCGCCCCAGGTGGCGATCGTCATCATCTGCTTGGGCGGGAACAGCCCGGCGCGCAGGTCATCATCGGCCATCAGGGTGAAGAAGCTATGGGCCAGATGGTCTTTCAGGGCTGCTATGCGTTTATGATCGTAACTACATGGATCAGGGACGATTACGTTCATGGCGGTCTGTGTTGTTCAACCAGTGAAGAACCTCTTGCGTGTTCTCGGCCTCGACGATCCAGTACTGGTGCCTGGCGATTGCGCCCACGCCGTTGGCCGTGATGGTCAGGCTGGGGCGCTGGTCGATGTCGAGTATCTTGGGCTGGCGGTAGAAGGCGCTGCCCTGCAGGATCAGGTAGAGCGGCATCGGTCGAGGATCTCAGTCTGGATCGTCTGCGCGATGCGCTGCATCATCAGGGGCGGCACGGCGCGGCCCATGCGCTCCCACTGCTGCGCGTAGCTGCCCGTCAGCACAAAGTCGTCGGGAAAGGAGCAGATGCGCTTCAGCTCCGCGATGCTGAACTTGCGTTTCTCGGTGGGGTGCACCACCGAGGCGCTGCCGGCCGGCGCGGTTGGGGAGAAGCTGCCGTTGGGCGGCGCGGTGATGGTGGGCGACGGCTCGTCCAGCGCGGGCTTCTTGAGTTGCTGGTACTTCTCCGACCGCTGGCCCGGTTCGAGCTTGTCCCACTCGTCACCGATGGCGTAGCGGCTGATGTCGGTCTCGGCCTCCACCAGGTAGGACGACATGTAGGCCGTGGTGTTGCTGCGCCGCCCGTCGCTCTGGACGACCGTGCCCGCGGGCCGCACCGCGGCCGGCTGCCAGTTCTCGCGCCGCTGGCCGCCGATGCGCACCGCCACGATCCACGGCACGGCCTCACGCACGGAGTAGCGGTAGGGCAGGGGGGCAGGGAAGGCAGGGCGCACGCCGTAGGTCTCCACCAGATCGTTGCGCACGCCGACGAAGATCACCCGCTGGCGCATCTGGGGCACGCCCAGCCATTGCGCGTCCAGCAGGCGCGACTCGACCGTGTAGCCGCAGGCGCGCAACTCCTTGAGGATCATCTTGAAGTAGCCCTTGGCCGTGCCCTTGACCAAGCCGCTGACGTTCTCGGCCACGAAGACCTTGGGTTGCAGGCCGCGCAGGATGCGGGCGAACTCGAAGAACAGGTCGTCCACCCGCTGCTCGGTCTCGCTGTACGCCTTGACCTTGCCCCAGCCCTTCTCCCGCTTGCCAGCGGTGCTGAAAGATGCGCACGGCGGGCTGGCATCCAACACGTCCAACTCGCCCTGCTCCAGCCCCACCGCCTCCAGGATCTCGGACGGGTGTATCTTGCGGATGTCCCGCCCGTCCAGCAGGGTGGCGGGGAAGTTGGCGCGGTAGGTCTCCTGCGCGGCAGGGATGAACTCGTTGGCCCACAGCACCCGGAAGCCCGCCAGCTTGTAGCCCAGCGACGACCCGCCGCCCCCGCTGAAGGTGGAGACGACGGAGTAGCCGTTGGGCGGGATGGCGGCGATCTCGTCCATGCTGGGGACGTGGTAGGGCGGCTTGGCGTGGCTGGGCTTGGGCATGGCTGAGGGATCGGCGGTCAGGTAGGTCTCGAAGAAGTACTGCGCGGAGGCTGAGGCGTTGACGCAAGGGGCAGGCCGGTCGGTGATGTCGCCGCGGCTGAAGCCGGGGTGGCCCTTGGTGTCGTGGATGGCCCTGACCTTGACCTCGTACAGGCTATCTCGGCTTGCCGCTCCACTCGTAGCCGCACTTGGGGCAGCAGTACTCGGTGGCCAGGTCTTCATCGTACTTGCCGAACTCCTCCGGCGCTTCCACCTCGCTGGCCGTTTGGGCCAGCAGGGCGTCCAGGTCGTCGCCGTCCACCGTCAGCGGCATCTGGTCGGCCACGGCGAACTCGGAGAGCAGGGCGACGTAGGCGTCGGCGTCCCACAGCCGGGCGATGTCCAGCGCGGTGAAGTCGCTCCCGGCCAGGGTCAGGTTGTTGTGGTCGATGGCGAAGGCCTCAGCCACGGCCCGGCTCGCCAGGTCGTTGCCGAAAACCACCGGCACGGCCCAGCGGCCGTTAGGCAGCAGGGCGACCCCCGTGGGCGGGTGGCGGCCTTCCTTCTTGCCCGCCTGCACCGCCTGGATGCGCCCGTTGCCGTAGACCAGCGCGCCCAGGGCCGCGTCGAACTTGGAGGGGTCCTGGTAGCCGTAGGTCCAGATCGACTCCACCAGCGCCCCGATGTCATGCCGCTTGGGGTTGCGGTCCCACAGCACGGCGTCCTCCAGGGGGACGTACTCGATGGTCAGCAGGGAGTTGTCAGCGCTCAAGGTTGCTCCGTCTAGTCAGTTTATGCATAGCAGATATGTTTTAGTATAAAACAGACTAGAGGAACTGTCAAGGTGATTGGGGAAAGAGGGGCGGAACTGGTCGCGTGATTTGGCGCAATATGGTGTATAATCAGGCAATCCCGCGTTACGGTTGGGCCTCGACTGTCCTGGACGGTGATCAGGACAAGGGGCATTCGCCATGCATCGGCGTCGCATGATAGGCTAACGGTGAGTTGGACATGCCAGAAAGCACGACTAGAACTTGGGGCAACCACGTCTTCGAGAGAGTCTGCGTCATTCGCCCAGAAAGAAGCGCAGCAGGCGATGTTCGAGAGTTTATGCCTCAAGCACGATACAGCAATCGTAATGGGCTTCCCCTCAGCCCCTACGGTCACGGCCCCTTTTGCAGGTTTCGCATCCCGAATGACAGACACTCTGCAGGAGTATACGTCTTGACCATTGACGGGCAGGCAATGTACGTCGGTGAGTGCATCGATTTGTCAAGCCGCTTTAACAACGGCTACGGCAATATCTCACCGAGAAATTGCTATTCAGGTGGGCAACCCACGAATTGTCGCATTAACAGCTTGGTCTACAATGCCGCGAAAGCAGGGCGGCAGATCGAGCTATGGTTTTTTCGAACAGCCAGCCGAAAGGCTATCGAATCAACGTTGATAAGCACTCTGCGGCCAGAATGGAATCGTCAAGGCACGGGATAACAAGCCCAGCCGATGTTTTCAAGCACGATGACAGCGACAAAGCCGCCGAAAGAGCACATGCAGCCAATAGATAGACGCCCGGCTAACCACCGGGCGTCTTGTCGTTATCTTCATAACTGTATGGCGATCAATCCCACCCCTCCCCCACGTCGTCGATCCACTGCCCGTTGGACGGCTGCCAGCCGCGCGGCTGCTCCGCCTGCGCCATCGCGGGCGGCTGCAAGCCCTGGCGCTCGACCAGCCAGCGCGCGCCATCGCGCTCGGCCGCCAGCCTCGCCCGCGCAGCCTGGGCCGCCGCCTGCTCGTAGCGGGCCTGGTCGATCAGCGTGCGATAGTCGGACCGCGGCTCGACCGCGGGCGGCTCGCGCCAGCTCCTGGCCCCAGAGCGCGCGATCAGCAAGGCGGTGGGCAGGACGATCAGCCCCACCGCGCACAGCCCGGCGATCACCGACCCCGCCCCGATCACCATGTCGGTGTGGTGCTGGGTCCAGGTGGACGCGATCTGCCAGCCGACGAGCAGGCCGGCGATGGCGAAGAACAGCGCAGCGCACGCAGCCAGGAACTTGGTCATAGGGATCTCCTCATTGGCTGCGGACTTCGGCGCGCAGCCGGTTGGCAGCGGCCCGCAGGGGCACCTGCCGTCTCGGGACTGGCCCGGCGCTGCGCTCGACCGCCAGCGCCATCTCGTGGGCCACGGGAAGCTGAAGCAGGTGCATGAAGTGAGCAGGGTCATAGAGGGCGGCCTGGGGCACGAAGTAGGCCGGGCGGCCGCCCACAGGGTCGCGCCAGAAGGCTGGCCGCTTGCCATCGCGCCCTTCGATCCAGCCGGCAATGCGGTATGCGCCGTGCTGCCCGGTGAGCAGGAAGAAGTAGGCGTCGTCCTTGTCCCACTCGTGCAGGATCAGGCTGCCGTCCTGGCGCTGCGTCGTCCTGACCTCGATCTCCTTGCCGATGTCCGCGGCCGACAGGTTGCCGACCGCGCCTGACCAGTAGGCTCCGATCCACTTCGCCAGCGCCTGCTCGCCCAGCGCGCCTTCGATGTGCAACTGCCAGTCGCTGTGCCCGGCCTCGCCGTTGCGCCCTGTGCGCTGGGCGATCAGGTTGTCGATCTGGCGCAGCACGCCTGTCATCGCTCCTACGGTGATCTCTGACCGCGATAGCCGGACCATCATTGCCTGGATAGGCATAGTGTCTCCTGTGTGCATGGGTCTGGGTGTTCCTTTGGTTGTCGGGTTCACTTCTTGTCATGCGGAAATAACAGAACGCATGTTCTATTGTAATTCAGGAATTATCGTCTGTCAAGTTGTTTTGGCATGATCGCAGTCAGATTTGCCATATTGTAACATCTGAAATACAATTACATCATGGCCCAGATTGTCGGAACCCGCGTGCGCGGCCTGCGCGAAAGCCTGCAGATGACGCAGGAGGATTTGACGCGCCTCGTGCAGGCGCTTACTGGCGGGATGCTGCGCCGGCCCAACCTGTCCAAGATCGAGAACGACCGCTACGGCGAGCCTGGGGCCTGGGTGTTGGTGGCGCTGGCGGAGGCGCTGCACACATCGCCTGCCTACCTGCTGGGCATGACCGACAACCCTGCCCCCACAGCCGCCGAAGACTCCGACGCCATCTTCAAGAACCTGAGCCAGGAAGATCGCAGCATCGTGCGCCGCCTGGCCGAGCTAGTCTACGCCATGAGCGCGGAGCAGAAAACTGCTTTGCTCTCGTTCACTGAGGCTTTCATGGCAAGCAGCGTTGCCAAACCGCGAATTATCGGCGATGAGTAAACGCCCTCCCATGCCCAGGCGTCTCACCCTGGCGGTGGCCCTCGCCGCCGCCGAAGCTATAGTCAGCACCCGTCGCCACCCCCACCGTCGCCCCCGCCGTCGTCGCCGCCGTGTGTACGTGCTCATCACCGAACACGGCCCTGTGCTGTTGCGTTAGCCGCCCCCACCCATCCGGGGAGTTGGCGATACGCCCGCGCTCACAGTCCTTGGTCAGGCAGGGCGATGCGCAGGCCCTTGTCCAAGAGCGCCGCCTCCAGGTCTTCCGAGAACGCCTTGACGCGGCCGGCCTTGGCGGAGCCGACGCTCCACGACCGCGCCAGCGCCGTGATCCCGCTCGCCTCGCCCGCCATGCGCCGCCACAGCACGTCGGCCACCTGGCGCGGGTCGATAGGGTCGGCGCGCGTCTCGTCCCCCGCAGCCTCTTGCACTTCTATGTCTAACTGCTTGGCAGCCCCGCGCTCGACCAGGGCGAAGTCGTCTGGTTTGATCTCTGGCGCTTGGAAACGCACCGGATCGTCCTGGTTGGTCACCAGCAGAAAGTCGCCCTTGCCCAGGAGCCTTTCCGCCTTGAGACCGGCCTGGCCCGACGCCACCTGCGACTGGCTGGCGTTGGCGACCGCGCCTACCACGCGGGCGGGGAAGTTGGCGGCCGCCATCGGCCCGCCGATGACCTCCTGATTGGCGTGCTGCGTCCCGGCGAGGAGGGTGAAGCCGTGCTCACGGCCGACTGAGGCGATGCGCCCGATCAGCGCGGCTGCGGCGCTGCGCGGGCCACCGGTCTCGTTGATCAGGTAGGCGAGCTCGTCCACGCCGACGATGGTGTGCGGCGTCTCCTTGGGCTTGTCGCCGCGCGCTTCCCTGGCGAGGCAGTCCAGCACGGCCAGCGCCTCGCGCGTCTCGGTGACCACGGGGTGGCGCAGGTGCGCAGCCCCGCGGAAGGCCGTGAACGGCTTGTTTTTGATGTCGATCAGCACCACGCCCAGCCGGTCAGGGCCGTTCTGACGCATGGCCTGGATCAGGATCGCCTGCATCAGGGTCGTCTTGCCACAGCCGGTGGTGCCGGCGATGAGCATGTGCGGGGTGCCCGGATCGTCCAGGCGCACCGTCACGCCCTTGTTGAGCGGCGACACGCCCAGCGGCACTTCCAGACCGCTGGTGACCACCTGCCGGCGCACCCGGTCCAGGGAGTAGGACAGGTGGAACTCCCTGGGCAGCGCCACCTCGACCACGAACTGGTCGAAGCTGCGCGAGAGGCGCACCGAGGAGACCTTGAGGGCCAGAGCGATCTCCTCGTCCAGCCGCAGCAGGGGGGTGATGTCCGCCGCCCGCTGCAGGCTGAGGGCCAGGAGCAGCACCTTGGGGCCGCGCCGCCGCGTCTGGAGCGCGGTGTCGATGCCCTTCTCGTCGTGCAGGAACTGCTGGAGGCGGTAGCCCCAGAACAGGCTGGCCCGTTGTAGGTCAAGGGGTTGCATGTTGGTCGCTCTTTAGCCGGACGCCGCGGCACTTGCTGCACCGCTTCTGGTTCCACGAGCGCCGCACGACAGGAGCGCCGCAGACGGCGCAGGCGATGACGGGAGCGGTGGACTCGACCACCTGGGCTGTGCCGTCTCTGGTCGCCTGGATCAGCGTGTGCTCGGGCAGGGTCGCGATCCCGACCAGCAGCCGCACCGGGCCGTCGCCCAGCAGCAGGATGCGCCCCTGCTCGGCCAGCAGGTCGTCGGCGGTGAACTCGCCAAAGCGCACCCGCGCGAAGTCCTGCTGGCGCAAGGTCTTGGCCGCATACCAGGACTGGAACGCCTCCACGAACTCCCTGGACTGCATGTCCGGGTGGGCCTTGTAGGTCAGGATCGTGGACTCGCTGTAGGGCCGGCCTGACCGCCGCCTGTGCTTTTGCAGTTGTAAACCTAACTGCAAGGCAGTCAGGCGCGAGCCGGGCGGGTCGGTCCCTGCCAGCGCGCGTTCCAGGGCGTCCGTGGGGATCATCTCACCCTACTACCAGATCGCGCCAGCCGCCGGACGGGGCCTCGCAGTCGCCGTTGCGCCAGGCCAGCGCCTCCAGGGCGGCGGTCAGCAGGTGGTCGTTGCCCTCCCACTCGGCGTAGATCGTCTCCTCGTCCAGGCCGTCCTCCAGCACTGCGATCTGGACGTCGATGGCGGCGTGGTTGTCGTCGCCGAAGAGCGTGCGCCGCCGCACGCGGGGCTTGATCTCCTGCAGGGTTGCGATCTCCTGCTTTACCTGCTCCGGGGTCTGTGGCATTCTCATCATGGCTGTGCTCCTTCTAGCCTGCAAAGCTCTTTGGGGGCCGCTTCCAGCACCCCTTTGTTGGGTGGGTCAAGTCGAATGTGGTAGTGACGCCGCGTAGCCTGGTAGGGGCGCGGCGTGCTAACGATAGTGGCCGTGTCGCCGCGGTTCGTGTCGAAGTCAACCTCGGTCACCACGTCGCCGGTCTCGGTCGTCCTGCCGTACTTGAAGCGTGGGTAGCCGGGGGTGTAGCGCACCCGCTGGCCGGGCTTACCGTTCCTCAGCATCTTCCGTTCTCCTCATATGCAGGGGCGGGATGGCTATGCACATCTATCCTCGTAACAAATCTCGCAGATGGACGAGAGCATCGTATGCCTGCCACACACAATGCACCCCTGGTGCATCATCCCGCTGTGATCGGCCACATACTGCTCAACCGACTGTAGAACTACAACGGTCTTGCCTCCGCACCGGTCGCAGGTCAGCGTTGCTCCGGTGTCCAGATCGACAAGAGCGCACACAGCCGGCGCGCCACATGCGGCGCAGATGTAGCCCAGCCCAGGCGCTTCGTCAGCGGTTCGGTCTGTCATGGAAGTTGCTCCAGTTCTGGTCGTCAGGTTTGCCCCAAGGGCAGCTTGACCGGCCACAGGGAGGGCCGCAGCCAGTCGAACACCGCGTCTCCCGGCGAGCACGGCTCGGTGATCCACGGTTCAGGCACGGGCCAGGGGTGGTTCTTCAGCAGGTGCTCCACCGTCCAGGCGGCGGGGTCGCGCAGGTCGGCGGGCAGGTTGAAGGTCATCACCCGGTGCTTGCTGCTGATCCAGTTGAAGCCGCCGTAGCTGCGCAGGTGCTCGAACACGTCCAGCGTGGCCCGCACGTCCTGGCGGCAGTAGGCGATGATGGCTTCCCACTGGTCGGGCCACAGGATCGACGCCGCGCCGCCATCGGTGATCTCGTCGCCGCCCTTGTGGGAGCCGACCGCGGCCGCCGCTGTCTTCAGCCCCAGCCGGTGGCGCTTGACGGCCATGAACAGCAGGTGGAGGTCAATCGACCCCAGCGCCACCCGGCGCATCTCGGCGTGGCGGCCGCTGTGGTGGGCGAGACAGGGCAGGTCGTAGGCCGCGCCGTGCCACGTCACCACCGGGATCCCTTCCTCGGCGGCGTTGCATAGCTCGTCGATCAGCATGTGCAGCCACAGGTCGTTCATCACCGGGTCGGGCTTCTTGCCGATGTACTCGCTTTCGCCCGCTGAGTACCACTCCGCCGATAACTGCTCAGCCCTGGCCGTGCCTAACAGAGCGGGCGTTGGGGCGCTCAGGGTGGTCACGGCGCAGCTGATGGGCAGAGCCACGCTGGCGGGCTGGCCGTCCGGGTTGTATTGCTCCAGGTCGAAGCCAAGGGCGATCATGATCACCTCACCATGGAAAACACGCGGCCCTGCTCGTCCACCCGTTGCCTGCAGACGGGCAGGCCGCTGCGGCCCAACTCGGCGGCGATGGTCTCGGCTGTGCGGCAGGTGGTGGAAGGGGTGGGTATCCACTCCTCGTCGAACGCCACCAGGACATGCCTGCTATCCACCCTTTCGCCGCGCAGCGGGCCGCAGCCCGTGACCATGTACAGCCCGTGCCGCTCCGACAGATGGCGGGCCAGGGAAGACATGGCCTGCTTGCCGCGGAAGGTGCGGGTGCATTCGGGGCACTCGTACTGGCCCTGGGCGTTCTTCAACTCAGACCAGGACGCCGCCTCGTAGACGATGCTCAGGCTATCGGGCATGGACGCCGTTCCCGTTGCGGCTGAACTGCTGGCCGACCCAGCCGGTCATGGCTGCGTAGGCGTCGACGTCGTGCAGGGAGGCCAGCAGCAGGATGCGGCTGAAGATTTGGTCCAGGTAAACCTCAAGCTCGATCCAGTCCAGCGGCCCGCCCAGCGCGATCTCGGCCACGCCGCCGCACAGGTTGACGATCTCCAGCGCCAGCCCCACGCCGCCGTTCTGCGTGCGCCACGGGTCAACCGGGAAGCCGCCCGCTTCGGGCGTGGCGTTCAACTGGCCCGCCGTCGCGCCCAGGGCCGCCAGCGTCTGCCCGATGGCGTCGGGGAGGCGCTCTGGCTGGCGGCGCAGCGCGGGCAGCAGGCCAGAAGCCTTCTCCACCAGATCGACGCACGCCACGGCCAGCGGGGGCCGCATGGTCTGGCCGGTGGCGATCTCCAGGTCGGTCAGCGCGTCCGTCAGGTCGCGCACCCAGGTGATGTAGTCTGTCATGGGCATAGTCCTTTATCGTTTGGATGGGGCCGCCAGGGGGCCGGCCTGGCAGCCCGCGCCGGGAGCGTTGTAGGGGTTCATCCAGCCAGCGCCTCCTTGGGAGCGAGCCAACACCAGTCTTTAGTTGAATACTGCATATTTTCTATATCTTAACACGAAACAGCATAATAATCAATACCCCAAATGCCCCTTCCACGAAATTGAGAATGTAACTCCATGCCCCGTAGGCGCGAAAACGCCGCCAGCTGGCGGCGTCTGCGCGGGTCTGTGGGTAGATCAGGCTTTGACTGCAGGTATGTGTGATGGCGAAGTCTGGCAGTTCGGCTTCACAAGCTACCAGACATACGACGAAGGCGCGCTCCGTCGTTACATTGTTGTCTCGAACACCGC